CATTCGGTTTATCATTCGGTGTGCCGTTTGGTCTAAATCTATTACACGAATAGCAAATACCGCTATAACTACAAGGACGATAAAACTCGCTCAACTCTTTCGGCTTGTCGTAAATCTTTAAGTCGGATATATGCAAACCACAAACTTCACGGTTTTCACTTCCTGCATATTTGACAATCTCGTCAATCGTCAAGCAAGCAAGTTCAGGGAACGCTTCTTCGTCTGTCGTGCGTTTTGCACATTGTTGTGTATCGCCACGCAAACGCCAACCACAAGTTTTGATTATCTTATCGCATACAAACTCGCCGATTACTTTGCTCTCTGCAAGATAACTGTTGTATCTGTACGCTGGTAGGTGTGGATTCACTTCAACGACCTTTTTGCCACTTCTCCAATGTCCGATTATGCCGAATTTTTGTCTTCCAATTCCGCCGTTTATGTACAGGTGGAACACATTGGCGCGTGTGCTTTTAGTGCAATAGATATATCCCTTGAACGGCACTCCACATTTCGGTGCGGTCTTGGATACGAGTATGGTGCAATCGCCGCTTGCAACCTTTTCACAAATTCGGGGCGATACCGATTTCATTACTGCTTTCATTTGTTCAACTCCTCTACTTGTTTGCTGACTTCTGGTGAGTCTTTGTAGATGACATTCATTATTGCACCGTTAAAGCAATGTTCCGAAACTATCTCTAAAACGTTCTCATATCCGATAGCGTTCAAGACTTCTTCAAGAAATTGCCCATCAGTGCGGAAAACTTTTATTTTCATTTCAGCCCACCTCCAAAAAGCCAAAGAAAGCCGAGAAAACCCAAAATTGATAATATAAGTGCCATAATGCTCATTGTTTACATCCCCCTTATTATTCTCGGTTGCCCTAAACAGTGACAATCGTGTTTTGCATATATGCGGTCTTCATAACCCAACTTGTCGCCACGGAACGCTGCGGGATTAGATTTTCTGCACCAAAATTGCTCGTTTTGTCTTGTCAAGAATTTACAAGAGAAACAGTTTTCAAATTTTGGATTAGACCTACACCTATCTTCGTGTTCTGTTACTTCTTCTGCTGAACCCGTGAACCCTTTGCAATAACTGCATCTATATAGTTGCTCCATTATTTCTCTTTACCTCCGAAAATATATTCATTTACCGCATTTTTAAACGGGATACATTGATAATTTTTCAATACAAACATCCACGCATTCGGTGCGTCGTATTCGTACAATTGGAATATACAATCTTTCCAATTCTTCATATTCGCTGATTTGAAGCGAGGCACTTGTATTTGGTACTTTTTATCGCCGACAAAAAATCTCAACTCCATAGCCGCACCGTAATTGAATTCGATTACCGAATCGAATTTAACCTTATCAGCATTATCTCCGAAAAACATCTTGAATATGAATTTTATTGTTTTCCCTGTTTTTTCATCTTTAGGTTCTCCCCATACGTTATGCAAGTCCATATACAAGCCATAATCGTCAAACCCGTTCACGATTGCGGCAGCAAAGCCGTTGAGAGCATCCAATTCGATTTCGATGTTTTTCTTTTCAAATTCACGAAAATCGATTACTTTCTTTACTTGTTCAAGACTTTCCGTACAAGGTATTATATTGTCAAACATTATTTATTTCTCCTTCCACATTCTGTGTTTGTTTCTTCTGCGGACGCGAGCCGCATAATCATATTTTTCTGCGCGAATGCTATCGAGCATAATTTCGCGTTTTGCTTTGAACTCGGCATAATCCAAGCACGCAGCATGGCAGGTTTCGTTACGAGACGTGCAATGCCTGCAAGGGCAGTCGGATTCAATTTTCATCTTCGTCCTCTTTTTTGTCGGATTCCCACATATCGCCAAAACAGCACCATCTGCAGCCTTTCCCGTTACAGCCTTTGCACCGATACGTATATGTTCCGAGTTCGGCTTGTTCTGGGTCCTTAAAAACGATTGCCATAATTTCAGCCCTCCACCGAGAACGAAAACGATGAAATGGATACTTCATAAGCGGTTCTTATTTCCATTGTATCGTCATCGTACTGTTTCGCATATTCACGCGACTGCAATCTTCCGATAGCCGAAAATTTTCCCCAGTTTCCAATTGCTACCAGCTTTCGAGCAACACCGTTCCATGCAATACAAGGAATATGCGCTGTCACAACACCGCCCTCTTTGTTCACGAGAACGAAATCTGTGATAACAAGATTTTTGGGTGTTTTCCTTATCACGGGGTCAGTAAGGAAAGTGTTGTCAAAGATATTTACAACGTTTACATATTCGTCTTCGAATTCGTTTCCGTCTGTAATTTGCGACGCTTTTACTCGAATAAGAGTCCGCGCTTTTCTCGCGTTCACATCATATTCAGAATATGATATAATGCTACCCAATATTGCAACTGGCTCGCCTAAAGCGATAGAAAAATTTGACATGGCGTCTTCGAAAACGACTTTAATCATATCTTCGTATCCAGAATAACGTTTGATTCCGAGTTCGAATTCATAATAGCCTTTTGCGCTTTTTTCGGGAATAGATTTTACAATGCCCTTTAGTGTTACTGTGTTCATTAAAAAATTTTGTCTCCTTTGTTTGATTTTGTAGCCATATTATAACAGACCATAAAACCGCTGTCAATAGGGTTAAAAAGAAAAAAGGCGCTACCAATACCTTCTTTCTTTGGCAATTCGCGTGGACTGCCCACGAACTAAAACGATGGGCTTCCTAATCAATATCTCTAATGAGATAAGTTTACTTAGGCTAACCCCGCAATCCCTGCGGTTTTCATTCTCAAACCTTCATTGAGAATATTGATTGCAGCATTTATATCTCTATTATGATGTGTTCCACATTCAGGGCAATCCCATTCTCTAACCGAAAGGTTCTTTGTTCCTGAAAATTTATAACCACAATTTGAACATATCTGACTGGATGGAAACCAAGTGTCAATCTTAATAATTTCTCTACCATACCAATTAGCCTTGTATTTCAATTGCCTTACAAATTCACTCCAAGATACATCTGCAATTGATTTTGCCAATTTATGATTCCCCATCATATTCTTTACTTTAAGACTTTCAAAAACTATGACTTGATTTTCGTCTATAATTTGTTTAGAAAGTTTATGTAAAAAATCTTTCCTTTGATTAGCAATCTTTTCGTGTTGTCTTGCAACTTTAATTCTGCATTTTTCCATATTATTACTTCCCTTTTGACAACGTGATAAATCCTTTTGAAGTTTTCTTAATTTTTTTTCAGATTTTTTAAGATATTTAGGATTCTCAATTAATTCGCCATCAGAAGTAATACAAAATTCTTTGATGCCAAGGTCTATACCAATTTTATTTTGAGACTGTGGTAATTTTTCTTGTTCTTCACAATTGACCAAAACTGAAACATAATATTTACCACTTGGAGTTTTTGAAACTGTAACAGATTTAATAATTCCTTCAAAATCTCTGTGTTTTTTTACTTTAACCAACCCAATCTTAGGAAGTTTAATATATCTATCAGAAATTAATATACTTCCTTTTTGATTATTGGTGGTGTAGGAGTAGTAATGATTTTTCTTGCTCTTGAAATTTGGAAATCCTGTTTCTGGTCTTGCAAAAAAATTATTATAAGCAGTTTGTAAATTCTTTTGTGCATTTGCCAATGCTAATGAATCAACTTCTTTTAACCAAGGGAATTCTTTCTTATATTGAGCAGGTGTATTATTAAGTTTCTTTTTGGTTTCATTATAATAATCAATTTTATCTGAAAGCATACGATTATAGATGAATCGTACACATCCAAAACATTTTGCAAAAAATTCTTCTTGCTCTTTATTAGGATACAACCTATATTTATAAGCCTTTAACATCTATAATATCATCCTTTCATTTATTACTTCTTCAAATTAACCTTGATTTTCTATACTCATCCCATCAGCTGAAGCTAATGGGATTTCTGGCAAGAAATTTGATACTATTATATTAGCACGAAAACATTTTTGTCAATGGACTTTAAATGTTTTCCATCTTCTTAGCGACGACAATAACGGCGCTTTTGCATATTCTACACAGGTTAACATGTGGTCGTTACCGTCTTCACGAGCTTCGCCTTTTTTACCTCTGCGTGCGTTTTTGATTTCGCGGACAAGGTTCTTACACTTATCGGATACGAGATAATCTCCGTATGCCATCAAAAGTCGGTCGAAGTCAACACGAGTCTGAATCGAAAGCTTTGTAGATGCAATGAATCGCAGATTATACAATCCGTATTCGCGAGCTTTTACTTCGAGCGTTTGTCTGAAGCCGACGTCGGCGCTATCAACGTAAACGTTTATTGTGCCGCACATAAGAATTGTCCCCATATTGCCGTAATATTTCATCCATTCGATGATTGTTCGAATGAGCCTATCTGCCTGTTCGGGCAAGCCTATATTCTCGCGGTCGTCCGTATTCATATAGTTGTCGGCTTTGTTGTTGCTATGGAAATATTCGTCAATTGTAACGATTTTCTGCAAATCTGACGTAATTGCACACAGAGACATAGTAGTTGCCGCACGCACTTTTAAATCCGCATTCTCGTTTTTGCCGACTTTGAGAACGTGACCGCCGCCGTCCGAGAGACCTGTATCGACGCCAATAGAGAAATCAGCCCATTGTTGACGATTTGGCTCGTTTAATTTGAGCAATGTCGGAAGCGGGACAACAAGCGCATCGTTCCATTCTGGATAAACAGCTGCCGTCGTGTTTCCGAACATACCCAAGAATTCGACTTTGTAGATTTCAGGCGCCTTGCGTCTCATTTCGAGTGCCGCCGCGTCATATGAATCCTTATCGCGAAATTCGTTGATTTTATAGGTAGATTTGTGTAAATACAAACCTTTGCCGTAAGGACCTATAAACTCTGGGTCGTAATAGTCTATATATGTAACGTCGTCGCGGTCGAGTTTAGCGTAATCGTCTTCGAGCCTATTTTTGAAGAATTCTTGATTAAGCCAAGAATCGCCGTCCCATGCGTTAAAACACATTGTGATTTGAAATTTTAGCGGAGCAGGTAATTTACCACGCAATGAACCGTCGATTTTACGGAAGTCCTCATAAGACGGGACCTCGAATGCTTCGTCGATGTAAGCGTCGGTAAAATAGCCCTTAGAGAATGTGATACCGTTTAGAGACGTTGGGTTGTTCAGTCCACGAAAAATGATTTGTTGTCCTGTCGGCTTATATTCGATTACGAGCGGATTTTTTGAGATTTTGAAAGCGTCTTCGAGTCCTAAATCAACAATACATCCGCACACGTTTTCGAAAGTGGACTGTCTGTTATCGCTATCGTTTTGACGTGCAATAAGAACATTTCGACGCGGGTCTGATATTATCTTCATAATCGGCTCGTAACCGATAATGTTTTTAGATTTTTTAGTCGAACGGGCACCGCAGAAGAGGCGGTAACGGCATGTATTGTTCATAAACCATGCTTTTGTATATCCGTCTCCTATGAGTTTTCGCAGGGACAAGTCCCCGTTCGGCAAAAAGATATCATCTCTCATTTCGTTTCTGTTTCGTCCTGTTTTTTCTTGTCTGGCACTTCTTGTTCGATTTCGATAAGTTCAATCAAATCATCGGCAAGCAAGTCCTTTATTTCGTCGGCGCAATATCTGTCGAGATAGCAACTGTTATAATAGATTTTTTGTTCAAACTTGTCCATGCTCTTGAATCCGAGCCAGGCGTCGTCAAAAATCTCGACTTGTATTCTCCAATCGGTCAGAACGTGTCTGAATTTATCGGTTATAACGACTTTCCCCCGTTTGTAATCCAAGTCTAAAGCCTCTTTGATTGCTTTTTTGTGATACGAATAGATTTTTTTTCGCCATTCGTTGTTGTTATAGATGTTTTTGAGCGTTCCCTGTACGAGTTCGCCATCGAAATCTTGCGGAATAATTTTTATCATGACTGGATAAGAACCTACCTGAACGATTTCATAGCCTTTTTCTGCGAATTTGTTAAGGTCTGCGCCTTCTTTGATTTTGTATACTGTTCCTTTTTCTTTCATTAGAATCTGTTCCTTAATGCTGATTTTCTTTTTGTATATGCTCTTTCACAATACGGGATATCCATATCGACATAATCGTAAATGAGCGGTTGCTTTTTATTTTCGAGATAGCGTTCGATACGTCCTGCACATTGTACAATCAAGCCTTTTTCTTTAGCAGGCGAGCATAAATGCAGTGTGTCGAGTTCTTTTATTGAAACGCCTTCTTTTAGAAGCGAATATGTTGCGACAATAACGTCCCAATCGACTTGCTGTTTTAGGATTTCTTCTCGTTTTTTTGCCGAGGTTTTCCCCACACACAGCTTTGCATTGACGCCTCTTTCTTGTAACATCTTAACCAAGACTTCACAATGGTCAACACGTAGCGAGAGAACGATTTGTTTGCGTCCCTCTTTTGCGCATTTTACGATATTGTCGACAATAGTTTCGTTTCGAGACTGTCTACCACAGAGGAAATTAACGAGTTTCGTATAATCTGTCATTCCTGCCGTATCCAAAAACTGCATTTTATCGAATATTGTTAGCTTGTTATCGATATCGACCTTGATATGCTGCGCTTCCATCGTGTTTACGCGCTCTCTCTCGACTTTATATGTGGGAGAAAACGTTCCGTTAGGATTCATTCCGATATAAGCATACATTGCGTTTATAAGCCCGTCAGCGCGAGTAGGTGTGGCTGTAAGACCGAACTTATAACGAGCAGAAATCTTTGACAACACACTCGTAAACATTTTCAGTTTCGTAGGCGTTCCGCAAACGTGAGCCGCTTCGTCACATATTATAACATCAAATTTGTCTTTATACAAGCATGGGTCGATTTTACACATAGTTTGTACTGTCGAAATCGTGACATCTTCTCCGATATTGAGCACCCCGTCAGTTGTGAGTCCGATTTTAGCGGTCGGATAAAGCTTGAGAAGGTCGTCTTTCGCCTGCCGCAACAAATCGCCCGTATGGCAGAGCCAAAGTGCTTTTTTGCCGATTCTACGGATTAGTTCCATACCGAGATAAGTCTTTCCCGAACCGCAGCCAGCAACGATTACGCCACTTCCTGCGTCCATTGCGGCAGCGATTGCGTCCTCTTGATAGTCGAAGAACTCGATACCGCGCGCCTTGCCGTTCTTAAACGAGATTCCAGCGTTATTGTTGAACTTTTGATAGATTGTGCAGTTCTCTCGCTTAAACATTGGCAAAAGGGCATACAGACAGCCAAACGGCACAACGAGAATGTCCCCGTCAATATAATGAAGCTGAATCTTTTCTGGGATGCGCCGCCAGCGAATCAAATCTTCTTTACCCATTCGCTTCAGTTGTTGATAGTCGGGATTATCGAAAATAAGAAACCGCTTGCACCACGTTTTGATTTCAGGTGACGCACCTTCGATTCTGATTTCATTTGAAATTATTGCCCTCATCTTTCCACCTCTTCATACAACAAAAATGGGAGTTCGTCGATTTTTACCGATTTAATGCCGTTTTTTCTGAGGCAAACTGCATCGTTATAATGGAGAAAATAAAAATCGTGTTTTCTTTCCCAGAATATTGCAAAGCCCATGTTTTCGACATTAGCAAGTTCGTGTGCGAATTCCATTGACGTCCATTGATTTGGCTCGATTCTGTCCAGCGGGAAAGACGCTTCTGTTGCTTCAAGATGTTTTGCGTCCAAAAGCCAGACCTTGTTTTTTTTACACGCAATTACATCAAAAGGCTGTCCGCCAACTTTTTTCGGAACAATATACGCCCAGTATTTTAATCCTCGCAGAAACAATGCGAGTTCTTGTTCGGTTTGTTTGCCGCAGTCGCCTTGTATTTTTCCCATATTTTACTCCTTTCTTCTTATATTTACGCCGTTAAGTCTTATGCCGTAATAGCACCATGCTTTTACGCCGTTTCTTTCACGTCTGATACCGTCTTTCGCTGTGAGTTCGGTACTGAATTGACTTTCTTTCTTAACGAAGTCGGTATTGTTTTGCGCCCAGACTTTGTATGCTTCATATAATTCGGTGCATTCAATGCTCGAATGCGAATCAATGATACATTTTTCGTCGATAAATTGCAGAACCTGGTCGTTCTTTTTCTTGAAATCGGCTGTTGCTGTTAATGTTTGCTTCGATTTGATAAGTCCCTTGTGTTCCTGATACATCAAAAAGCCTTTTATGCACCACCCAAGAATCTTATCCGCTTCCATGCGCAGTTTTGACGGCAACGACTTGTCTTTTTGTTCTTCTGTAAATATATTGCAGAAGATAAACAAGAAAATACGTCGCCAAATTCCGTAATCTTTACCTCGGATGTTTGGCAAATAGTTCGACAACATCCAAATTTTGAAATTCGGAATAAACGTGAACGGATTGCCATATGGAAAACGTGCGTTTACAGGGTCGCTACCTGTTAATATCTTTGTTTGTGCTTCTGACAATCGCCCGCCCTCATCGGTTTCACCCGTAGTTACAAATCTAACTTTTTGCAGTTTTGCAATTGCATATTCGGCAGGTGAATTTGTTTGCCCTTTTTGCGTAACGAGAAGTTTTGAATCCATACTCGTTCCGTAATCTCCGATAACGTTCGATATCGTTTCCACAAGTGTTGACTTGCCGTTCGAGCCATCGCCGTAAAGCAAAAACATACACTGTTCCTCAGTCGAACCTGTCAACGAATATCCGATACAGGTCTGAAGCGAGTCTATTATCTCTTGCGTATCAGCGATGTTGCCGTTATCGAATATGCTCCAGAGAAATTTTTCCCACACTTCCGACCGTTCAAACGACACCTTTGTGTGTGTGTTCTTTGACAAAAGCTTCGTCTTATCAAAAGGCGAAATTGCGCCCGTTCTCAAGTCGACAATTCCCGATTCCGTATTCAATAAGTAATCGTATTTATCGAATATATCGTTCGTTACAGGAATATCTTTGAGTGTTTGGAATTCCGACAACATTGCGTCTTTACCTGCCTTGTTTGCGACACGAGCAGTATTCTTTTGAGACGCATCGAGAATTTTTGCCAAACGTTTAGATTCGTCTACACGACCTTGCGCAGAAAGGACTTCGATTTTATCTGCCATTGCCTGGTCGTCCTCTTTCATTATTTCGATAAGTTTATTCGCATATTTGCGGACGACATTTTTATAGTCTTTTACCCAAGTTTTGCCAGTCCAAAACATGAACGCTTTATCGGTAACATTATATTTGAACAAATCGCCGAAATAATCATAAAATTTTAATGCGTTTCCCGTATCCGAATATGGATATGACCCATAAACTTTTCTTATTCTGAATATAGGCTCTCCGTCCTCATCCAAGCTGGGAGTATAATTGATTTCGTTTTTATCGGTCTTGCCTTCTTCGTTTTCGTCTGGTGTTGCTGTCGTTTCGATTACAACCGTTTTCTTGCCGATGTTAACTCTATCTATAAGCTCTTTCTTGACATAGGTTTCACCAACATTTCGGCAAGCGACGTCGAGTGTAATTTGCCCGTATGTTTTTGCGCCACGATGCTCATCCCATTTTGGACGCATAAGACCACTGTTGCGGAAGATTCTGTCCATTTGAACGACATCTTTATTGCACCAAAACGCAAGCATACTACAAAACGCCATGTCGGCTTTAGAAGCGTCTCCACCTTGAAGGCTGATATCGCCGTTATCATAATAGCGGAAAAACACTTCGCTTTGCCTTGAATTTGCAACATTTTCGAGAATTTGCTGGTCCGACAGCTTCAATGTCTCATATAAGCCATTGTTTGCCCTGTTATACTGCGGTTGAGGTGTAGCTATCGGTGTATATACATATTTCTCCCAAAGCGGCTTAATTTCCTCTTGACGGTCTTGTAGGGGTATGTTGCGAATTGCGTTCCCCGTAAAAGCAAAAAATCTGTTTTCGTCATACATCTCAACACAGCCTTTTCTGCGAGAGCCTTCGGGAAGCTTGCCTTTACAGATAATATGAATGCCTTTACCGCTTTGAGACCATTCCGTATACGAGTTCAGTGTCGCAACAAATTCGTTTGCAAGACGTTTGAATTCGGCAACATCTTCTTCGGGTGTATTCTCATCTGCATGATTGTCCAGGTCAACGCCAAAGATTCCATTGCCAAGAACGAATCCGATTCCGTCAAAATTGAATTTTTCACAGCCTGAAAGCGCAAGATTAAAGGTAGACCACGTAATAGAATCGTTGACTCTTGCCAGCATGCCCGAAAGCGCATTATATGGGCGCTTCGTTTTCTTCCCGCTTGCAAGGGTCTCGACCTTGTAGCCTACCCACCTTTTTAAAGATTTTAATTCTTGTGGGATATTTTGGTATCTTTTGTTTAATTCTGTTGCTGTCATTTTTCCCTTTGACCTTTTATTGTTGAGTGTTTTTATAATAACAAAACCCCACCGAGATTGTCAATGGGGTTAGTCGCTAAAAAATATTTTTTTTAGAACGGGAGGTCTCCGTCAACAGGTTCCCTACTCTCCGTTTCGTTGGACGATGTACTTGTTTTTGTGTCGCTGTCGGCTGCTCCCACTTCTGACGGTCTGTAAGAGAGATATTTGACAATGTTTTTGTCGTTTTGGTGGTATTGGTTTGCAGGCTCGACATCAACCGAAATGACCATATTTTGACCGCTGAGATATTGAACGAGTTCGTCATAATCCGCAAAGTCAAGTTTTGCATTCGGGATTGCCGCCAAAATTGCGTTGATTTTCGTCTTGTTGAAATCGTCTGTACCTTGTGTTTTGTAAATTGCGTCAAAAATGTATCTTCCGCCGAAAGATTGTTCGACATCCTTTCTGATTGCAAATTTGCAGTTGATATACAGAGTGCCTGCGTTTGTCGTTTTGTATTCGCAATTAAGCGTTACCTCATAATCGCCTTTTTCGATAAGTTCGTAATCGGAATCGACTTTGCCTGAAAAATTAAGTGCCATTTTTTTATTCTCCTTTTTTATTTGTTTTCGTTTTGGGTTGTTGTTTCGTCATGCTTTGCTTTGCATTCCGCCGAACACAATGCTACACCGTATTTTGCTACACTTGCATCGTAAACGTTTTTGTTGATTTCTTTTCCGCAGACGCTGCAGAAAAATTGCGGTTTCTTAAGCTGTTTCGGAGCAGGTGTGTCTTTGATTCTGAGGCAGGGCACCATATCCCTTTGATATTTTGTCGTAGTTGCGTAAACTACTACTTGTTTGCCAATCCAACCGTCGATATCGCCAGTTCCGAGTGCTTTCTCGATTGCTTTACAATTCGTTTTGTTGAGAATCATCGGTTTGATATCAACACCGTTTACGTGTTCTTCAACAAAATGAGCTACAATGCAGGGGTCTTGTTTGCCGTTCGGACCCGTTACGAGTTCCTGCGCAACACTTTTGATTGTTACTACCACTTCTTTTGCTATGCCGTCGAGCGAAAATGCGCCCATATAATTGTAGTCGGCAAGTTGTTTCCAATGAGCCATAAATGTTACTCCTTTTTTAGTTTGTCATCAACGCAATCATAGCCTGCTTCTCTCAGCTGGTCGCCTGTTGCGCCAATGTAATTAAAATCGATTATTGTTGCTTTTTTTGTTTCTCGGCAGTATGCACATTTTTCACATCTTTGCGGTGCAATTTCGCCGTCGAGTATGCCTTTTATTCGAGGCAAATGGTGTCTTACGATTGTCAACGCCTTGTCGAGGTCTTCTTGTGGGATTTCAAAGATGCCGACATCTGAGGGCGTTTCTTTTGTTATACACACAAGATAGCAGGGAAGGCGGTTGCCCGTATTTTGATACACGATTTCTTGGAAGATTGCGAGTTCAATGTCGTAGTTGTATGCGATTGCGAAGTTAGTATATCCGCCAAAAGCGTCAGACCATACTCGGTTAAAATCTTTCATAACTTTCAAATCGACTATGGCTTCATCTTTAAGATATGAGTCCATTTTGATTTTGAAAGGCACGCCGTCGATTTCACCCGACATTATTGCCTGATTCTCACCGCTTAAAAAACGCACCATTTCGCTATCTTGATTGATTCGTTCAATCAAGTCGTCCGCTTTTTTGAAGTTCGCCTTGAGTTCACCAGATTTCAAGAATATTTCAGGATGTTCTATTTTGAAATCGTCTATTTCGTGACTGAAATGAGCGTCGACATATGAACCTACAAGTTGTGATTCTGTTGCGGGAGTATGGTAGTTTGCTGCTGCGCTCGCTTCACATTCAAGAAACCTACAAAATCTCGAATACGACATGTAATCGTGATTAGTTCGGTAGTTCTCTTTAGTCAATGGCGTCATCGTCACCTTCGTCCTCCAATATCACAATGGCTTCTTTAATGTCCAAGCCGAGTCCGTTCACAATCTTCATGAATGTGGTCGGTTGCGGGCTGTTCGTTCCTTTCTCGATGTTGATAAGTTGCTGTTGTGAAAGCCCTATCTTGTCAGCCGCATCTGCTAAAGAAAAACCTTTTGCAAATCGATTCGACTTGACATATGCTCCAAATTTTTTTGGATTCACTCTATACCTCCTGCGTTTAATTTTTTTGCTCGTTCAATTGCTAATTGAACTTGGTCGAGTTGATTTGTCGGGATTAATCTCAGTTCGTTCATTGCGCGGAACCGTTCGTTCAGCGCAGCTTCGCCGTCGTCTTCGATATAAAGCATTGTCGGAGCAAAATCATATTCGATTTTAACCGCATATCGGATTGATTTTTCGTCAAAAACTACCGAACATTTTGCGATATTGACCTTGATTTCTTTCAAGAAATCGTGTTCTCTCTCGTATGCAACCGCTTTCCGCATAACTGGTCCCGAAATCGCGTCAAGCTTGGAATTGAGTTCGTTAATGTCTTTTTTTCGTATCATAGCATTCCCCTTAACTCCTTTCCATATCCGCAAGCCACTTCGCAAGAACCGCTTGGCAAAACTCGTCCGACATATATTCGGTGTCTTTTCGCCATTTGCCCGTCTTTTCGTTGTATGTGATGTTCAGTTCGCCGAACCCTATTCCTTTCGCAACCCATTCTATGTTGAGTGCGTATGTGTCGGGGTAGTGGTCGTTGCACTTATACATCTCGCCAGTTGCCTCTATAATTTCGTATTCTTTGCTCATTTTTCGTCCTCCTTGTCATCGATATAACCGCCAAATCCTATCCATTCAGCGTCACCGTAAATGTTTTCAAGTGTTTCCGTGATGTGTTCAAGAACTTCAATGCCTTTATCCGCAAAATCTTCTGCACAAAGTATTTCAATTTTATATTGTCTCATCTTTCACCTCCGATTGTTTGCATTCGTCACAACGATGAATATTCATTTTACCCCAGCTCCAGTCAGTTCTTTCAACTTTCAGTCCTTTGTTAAAAAGGTAACAATAGCTTCTTACGCCACGTCCGCAATATTCACAGTTAATACAATTTTCATCTTTCGGTACTTCAATTTCAACCCTTATCTTCGCCATTTTGCACCTCGTCGAGTTTCTTCAAAAGGTATTTAGTTTTTCTTTCAGCAACTTCTGCTCTTGTTTTCCAAGTAATAAGCTCAGCTTCGAGCTCGTTGATTCTTTGCTCTCTGTAACCAAGAGTTGTTAACAAACCTTCTATGATTACTTGTTTTCTGTCTTTTTGGTCAGTCATTTTGAACCTCCTTGATAAGTTTCTTCCCACAATGTAATTCCTCTTTCCCGACAAATCTCTTCGAGCATATCGCTTTGTCTCGACAGCCACCTCTCATATTTCTCTCTTTCGCGTATGTCGGCTTCGTCGTAACCGCGCTCATACATTTCTTCGGCTTGACTTCCGAGCGTTTCGAACATTGCGTCGTAATACTCTTCTTTGAGTTGTTCATCGGTTAGAGTGTCTGTCCACTTTTTCAGTTTTGCAAATTCTCTTTTATTCATTTTCTACCTGCTTGATAAGTTCGTCGATTTCTTGCGAAATATCCCACGGATAGCCCATAGTCATATTCGCATAATCGTGCCTTACTTTTAACTCGTTAAGCACAGCGATTTTGGCTTGTTTTCGTTGTGCCTTTATCTCTTTGTCGCTCGCCATTTGATATTGTGCAAACAGTTTTTGCAGTCTTGCATAACTGCCTTTAAACTGTTCAATCTCTTTCTCTTGCTCGGTTATGAGTGTGAGGACGTCGGCGTGCAGCGTATTATCGCAGTCTGCGTCTATCTCATACGGGCAACCGTTGCAAGGGGAAAGGAGGTCAGTGCAAATTTTTAACGCTTTTTTAATATCTTCTTTTGTCATACGTCCACCTCTGTTACTTCGTTTGTTGAGAAGTTTATCTTGTAATATCTCCCGTCAGAGCCTTTGCTAATACGTGCTTGGTCTATCTTGGACGCTACGTCCCACCAATATGAATCGCTATATCCTTGCCACTTGACACGTACAAATTCGTTGTTGTCGTTGAAACCGTAGAATTTCCAAAACAAATCTCGACCAAGACTGCTAAATTTTGCTACACCTCTTAATAGTTTACGCTTTTTCATTGTTATTCTCCTTAAAAATCCCGTTTAGAAAATCTCGTAAGTCGTCAGATTTCCCTCCCCATAGTTTGCAATCTTTTAGTTCACGCCAGTGGTTAGGGTTTTCGCAATATTTAACGATTGTGTTTATTGCGTCTATTTGCGCTTGCTTGACCGCTTCGTCCAGCATATCTTTGCTATGTGATATTACTGATTGTAAAAAGCCATTATGGGAGTTCAACTGCTCAATCTCGGCTTTGTACTCGGAAACGTTGCCGTAACCATTCTCAATGAGACTTTCAGCATGTTCCTTGTATAAGCAATATTGAGTATCAACATTAGCACAGATGTCTGGCTCACGCAAATTCTTACTCACTGCACACTTGCCATCACTGCTACAATACCCACACATAGAACGTGCCATTTTTTCGATTTGTGCTTGTTCAGTTTTCATTTTCTATCTCCTTGATAAGTTTTTTGATTCCATAGGCACAACTATATGCCGCAGATGAACCATAATGGTCGATTTCATCTTCAAGCTCCTCGGCAACCAAATCACATCTTTCTCTCGCCGTGTTTAGCACATCGATTTTGGCTTGCTTTTTGGCTTGAGCTATTATATCTTCATTATCTGAAATATGTACATAACCTGCACGAAAAAGTGCTGTAGCATATTGTTTGTACAAACAATCTACTGGTCCAATATGACTACAATCAGCGTCGTGGTGCATAGGGCACTTATTATTCTGATGCCCACACATTATTCGTGCCATCTCGTTAATACGTTCCTTTACTGCTGGCATTTTCTACCTCCTTGACGAGCTTGCCTATTTCGTAGTTCGCATTAATTACAACATTGTCATTTGCAACTCTGCCTTCTGTAAGTCTTTTTCGCACTTCGTTCAACACATCGATTTGCGCTTGCTTGACCGTTTCACAGTTGTCACACCCTTTGTTCACTTCTGCTTTCAACCTTTTAATTTCTTCTCTTTGCCAGTCGCTCAATCTCTTAAGGTCGTTGCATTTAGTTTCAAGTCGGTCTGCTTTGTATTGAAATGGTCTCAAATATCTTTCTGCGCCAGTACATTTAGCATTCGCATCTCGTGCAATTCGTGTTTGTTTTGCAAGTTTTTGGGTCAGTTCATAGTTTTCATGATTCAAATCCCTTACACCACTTGCAAGTATCTCCGCATTAGTTTGCAATTGCTTAAACTCGGTAGTTATGTGGTTTAGATTACCCTCGCTATTGATAAGGTCATTTTTCAGGGCTTCATTTTCCGCTTTCAACCGTTCAATCTCGGCTTTGTACTCAGAGATGTCGCCGTAACCTCTTTTAATGAGTTCGTCTGCACAAAGTTCATAGACTTTACATTGCCAGTAACCATCATTCTCTGGGTCAACTTTATCTGTATAATATGGCGGATTACTTTTGTCGGTAAGAGCATCGAAAAATATGTCTTCCAATGCGTCTTTTAGTTCTTGTTCAGTTTTTATCATATTTCGCCATCCATCTCACGTTTGCGACGTCTTCGAGTCTTTTCGGGGCATACGCCCACATGACGACTTTGATTTCGTTTTCGAAATTATCACCGCACGAGCAGTTAAAATGCCCGTCATAGACATTCAACGTAGTAATATAACCTGTATCGCAAAGACAGAGGGCTTCTCCGTTTCTGGGCTTTTTCTCTTCGGGTTTGAACCATTCAATTGTCGTTTTCATTTTTGTTCTCCTTTCGTTTTCGGTGCCTATATAATACCAAACCCCACCGACTGCTGTCAATGGGGTTAACGTAATAAATTTGAATTTTTTTGAATTTGTTTTAATTCGCGGCTTCGACTATTTTGTCTGCGTAGTTTGACCAACCCGATGCCGCTTTGTACGCGTTGCCCGAACCTTTCGGGACGATGATGGTTGTGAGAGCATTTGCGCTTAAAAAAACATTTTTCCCCAATGACGGAGGCGTAATTGAAAAAATGGCAATACTCTCTAATTTTTCACAATTATAAAAAGCATACTGCCCAATGCTCTTGATATTGTTACCAATTGTAGCTCTCGTTAGCCCCACACAACCATAGAAAGCAGCTTCACCTATATCGGCTACATTATTTGGAATATCTATGTTAATTAGTCCGCGACATGATTGGAAGGAATATTTCCCTATGCTCGTCACGCTATCGGGAATGGTTATGTTTGTTAAAATTGTGCAAACATTAAACGCATAATCACCAATGCTTTTTACGCCGTTCCCAATTGTGGCACCCGTTAATCCGCTACAACCAGAAAAAGAATATTTCCCTATATAAGACGCGTTATCGGGAATAACTACATTAGTTAATCCACTACATTTGTTGAATACATAGTCGGCTATATATAGGATATTATTAGAAATTATTACATTTTTTAATCCCGTACACCCATTGAAAGCCCCCGTTCCCAATATTGTTAAGCTATTAGGAAGTTCTACGCTTGTTAGCGCACTACAATCCTTAAATGCCTCATATTCAATTTGTGTCACGCCATTAGCGAATGTTACATCTTTTAACTTTTTACAATAATAAAAAGCGGAACTGCCTATGTATGTAACACTATTTGGAATTGCGACTTGAGTTAACTCTTCAAAAGACTGAAACTCACGCGCGTTTATCATTGTCGCTCCCACCAAATCTTCTTCGGTGACTTCCGTAAGCGTTTTTGTAAAATATTGATTTAACCTATTCTCACCTCCGCCAACTTCTGCGTATTCGGCAACGTCAACGACTTTGTTTTTGAACACATACACCCCATTCCAGTTCGTATCCGAATTCAAAGATGTTATTGTTTCCGCGGGCGAAAGCGTGAAGCCCGTCGGGTCGCCGCCTTCGTTCATACTAAGTAGCCATGTCATTCCCGAGTCGGCTTCGGGCGCACCATAGACATATTTAATACTGCCGTTTGAAGCCGCATATGCCAACGCAATAAACGTTTTGCCCGCGTCTTCAGCATAATACCAAAACAAACCACAATATGGGACGGGACCCTCACTCATAGTCGAAGTCTTGAAGAGATATTTCAATCTCATCTCGTTCCCCTCCTCATAGCCCGAAGAGAAGTCGGGAACTGTCGGTGTTTTAGTGGTATCAAAATAAAGACCAGTGATAGAATCACCGAGCGCAAGCGAGTCCGAAACCGACAAGTTTTTCAATCGTGTTATCTTGTTATCGTAATCGAAGAAGTTGCCGACATTGCTAGGTACAAGCAATTTCTTGTATTCGGCTTCGGTCGCGGGCGCCCACGGGTTTTGAGGCTCTTCGTGCGTACCCGTAATTCTAGAACCCGTTTCGTCGTATGCTTGTTTGCCTTTCTTGATGTCGCTCGCACTCGCAGGCGTAGAAAGTGCCGACAATGGATAGTATCTGCGTGCGTATTGAGGAACGAACTTAGGATAGGCTATATAGCTATTCCAAGTATAGAGGCTACTGAGTACCGTTGTGGGCGTGAAATCTTCCTCAAAAGAAACAGAACCGCCTTCGCCCATATTCTCCGTGTGCCATTTGTTTGAATAGGCAATGAGTCCGTCATCGTAGACGGCTGAATACCCGTTTTTATCAACGTCGATAATAGCCCGTCCTGTACCGTCAGTGTAATAAGCGTAAACCAATCCTCTTTTTAGTTTTATAGTAAAAAAATCTTCTGAACACCTATTATCATCTACCATTAGATATTTTATGCCGAGGGTTTTATTTATCCCCTCAACAAAAACAGTAGTTTCGTCGGAGGCTCCCACATAAGAATACGGTGTTTTCGTTGTGTCGAAATAGACGGTTCTATATGTTTCGCCAACCTTAAACGCACCTTCGAAATGTGCCGCTTCAATACGATACGTCTTACCCGCATATTCGACATAGTTGCCGATTTTGTCTTTATCGGCAACCATTGCGTTATATTCTTCTTGCGTCGTAGGCTTCCACGGGTTATTTGCCGAACCCATTACCACGGACAATACTTTACCTAACATATTTTCGTCCTCCTATCATTGCACGTGCGAAAGCGATACGTTAAAATTCGTAGTCGCTGTCGGCTTCGTTTTCGCATATATTTGAACGCCTGTCGAAAGCGAATTTGCGAACGGAGCAAAGTTGCCGCTTGTAATATCCGAAACCACCGACGGAACGACATCAGGCACATATGTATCTGTCGCATATGCCCCACCTGTAAACGGCATTAATGCACTATATTTATAGCCATATGTCGAATATGTTGTCGAATCTTGCCACATATCAACTGTAACCGTTCCTATGAACGACACCGTGTTTGGGTTGATTCCGTTTTTGGCTTTGATTTTAACCGTATCCGTCGTCGAATCCGTCTTCGTCAACGTAACCGTTGTTGTTGTGTATTCGTCGTCGGTCGCGGTTGCGGTCACGGTCGCAGTTGAGATGCCGACGCCTGTTGCACCCGTTGCACCAACACGACCAGAAATATCGCAATATTTTACGATTTTTATGCTATCCGCTCGGGAACCTGTTATCGTCGCGGTTACAACATAGACGGTGTTTTGTGAATAAGTATATCTTGCCAATGCCAAGAATGAGTCATCGAGAGTTGGTGTGCGATTGAAATTACTTTCATATGTGCTGACAAGAAGCGACAAACTACCTTCCGACGTGTAATTCTTTATATCCGAACTAAGCACGAAAACGCCGTCGAATTCTAGCGCTTTTGCACCCACGCCGCCAGTTTTGCCATCATCACCTTTTTCGCCTTTTGTTCCCTTAGGCGCAGTAAAGAAAGCTGTTGAGCCGTCGTCAAATGTTTGTTTATAAATATTTCCACCGCTTGTATCTTGTCCCGTAAGAACGGTACTAACAATTTTTGCGCCCGTATCGCCCTTTTGACCTTGCTTCCCCATAATGTTTACCGATTTTGGGTTCGTTTTGCCTCCGTCATTCGTCCAAGATAACGTACCGTCATCGGCAACAGAAGGCGTATATGTTACACCGTTTACACCATTAGTTCCGTCTTTTCCGTCGCTACCACGCCTACCCATAGGCGCAGTAAAACGCGCGGTAGAACCGTTATCGAAAACTTGTTCATAAATATTGCCGCCCTCTGAGTCTTGACCTACACTCGTAGTGCTTACTATTGCGGCGCCCGTTGCGCCTGTTGCGCCTGTTGCGCCTGTTGCGCCTGTTGTCTCCAAGCCCGTACTCAACAGTGTTACCGCATACAGTTTTGAATTAGGAAATTCTGGATTCGAGTACGACTTCACTTTACCCGTTGTTAAATAGCTTCTTTTATTATATTGAATTGCAACCGTTGCGATTTCGTCATTGACAGGGATTCTATTAAAATTAGAACCTACCAATCCACTAAACACGCTATCCTTACCAAAAGAAGCGGTTGCGTATATAGGAATAGTATATATCAACGTGCTAAGCCCGTCTTTTCCGTCTGCACCAGCTTCGCCTTTTACGTCGATAACTTCGATTGCCGTTGCCGTTGTCGAACCACCCTCAAAAACGCTAACTCTGAAAAGCGCGCATTGACTTTTACTCGAATACGCAATAAAGGTATCGCCTTTTTTAGGCGGTCTATTGAAATCGTATTCGATTTGATACGAAGTGCCTTTGACGATTTCAAAATCGAGCATCCTATAATAAACAAGAGCGTCTTCGCCAGCTTCGCCTTTTTCGCCTTTAATTGGAATTGTATCCGATATAGAAAACGAACATGTAGTCACATCACCTGTAACCTCTTGAACAAGAGCCATTGTGATGTTGGCTTTTTTAGCCGAATTGTCTTCATAAATATACAAAAACGCATCTCCGATTTTCGGCGGTTGACGGTTAAACAAACTTGTATCGAGGTCGATACTATATTTGTCGCCATCGATAGTAAACGCGTGAGAATCTGTAATCTTGTCAACTTTCATATAAACAAGCTGCGCGCGCAGATAATCGCCAAACGCATACTGTTGCAAAAGCCAGTTAAATTCAGAACTGCTTACTATATCTTCAGGAAGAACAACTGCGTCCTCAACCGTAAATGCGACACGTTCGAGAGAAAGCGTGCCTCTTTTTTCTGTTCCGTCATCGTTTGTTCTCATAGTAAGAGCCTGAACTGTCATTAAAACAAGCCCGCTACTCTTAAAAACATCGCCTTCACACACAAAATCAATTACATTATTGTTTTGGTCTTTTTTATACTCGCCACTCGGAACTTGAAACGAGAAAAACTCATAACTTTTCCCGTATTTGAAATGCCTCAAATCACGGTTTCTATCAAAAGGAATCGTTTTTTTGATTTTATTCGAAGCCTCATACACTAAGTTGTTGAGTTTGTCGCCGTTTGCGAGTTGGAACCAATATTGTATGCCAGTAATATAACTCGGAATCTTTCCGTCGTCGGGAACGATACCAGTCGCGGAATCGGGTTCACTCTCGATATAAATGTTGACTGTGTTCACACCTTTGTTATATTGCCTAAGTGCCTGGTCGTTCACAGTTTCGAGCAATGTGCCTTTATAATCAAAATATAAATACATGGTATTGCACCTCAGTTTTTTTCTAACTTTAAGTATAAAACAAACAATAATTAAAGTCAATAAGAAAACAAAAAACCGCCCTCGAATCCGAGAGCGGCTTGTTGCGGGTTCACGGCAAGATTAGATAACTCGCTATCCGCAACAAAGACGTAGTATGTTTTTATCCCAATACCACGGTCATATTTTAACTCAAACACAATAAGAAGTCAATCCCCTATTTGACGATTCGCATATAGTATTTGAGCGTTTTGCAACTACCGACATCTTTGTCGTCTATCCAGTCTTTTGCCAACTGTGCGTATGTTGCCGTATCGAAACGTGAATTATAGTAATCCGAATACATCATCGAAATTGCGGCGTAGAAATCGCTCGCGTCCGTTTCGGGTGCGTATTGCTTGCGGACCTTTTCGACTTCATCCCACGACCAGTGAGCGCCGTGAGTGCCGTCCTTGTTCTCCATAGAATCGACCCACTTTTTTGCAAGGTCTTCGCCAAGATGTCCGCCGTAAGCGATTTTGTGAACTTTGTAAACGATTTCGCAATACTCGTCCTCATCGCTCTCGCGCAAATCTTCAACTACGTCGTTAAACAATTCTTCGAGTTTGTACATGTCTTCGGGCTTACCGTGTTCGATAATATGCCGAATATCTTTTTTAAGAATCATTTTCCTTGTCCTTTTAGGAGCCTTATTATCTCCTCGTTTTGTTTGATTATGGTCGATAGCATAGAATTTTGGTTCTGTCGGAGTTCTTCCATAACCGCACCAGATTGTTGTTCGTTCAAGCGTAAGTTTTCAACGCCAAGCACAAACGACAATATAGTAATCATGTCTAAAAAATCTAAATCCCAATTATTATCCATACTATCGACCATTCTAATCAATTAGAGCTTTACAACAGTCATATCTGCGTTTGATACCGTAATTGCTACGCCACTATTCAACACAGTGAGTGTATCTACAATGTTTTGGCTATTGTATGTTCTGACAATCGCCGAGAACGACAAACTACGAACTTCTGTCGTTGCCGTAGTAATCGTTGTGCTCGCAGTACCGCCAACGACTGCCGCTCCGTTTTGCTGGAGCGCGACCGTAACAGTCCCCGCCACAGGTGCTGTGAACGTGACCGTGACGTTCACGAGATAGAAGTTGGAACCGCAATCGCTTATAGCGACGGCTGTACCCGATTGACCTATCTCTCTGCCGCGTCTGCGTACAATCGTACTGAACGGAATCGCCGCGTTCGCCAATACCGATGTCGAAGTCGTTGTTGCAACATCAATCAATGAATTACAAGACATATTTGAATCTCCTTTTTTTATTTTTTTAAAGAGAGGCAGGTTTTGCCCTGCCCCTCTTATACAATCGGCTAACAGAGCCTTAATTCGGTTTTAGACCCAAATCAGATTGTGCCGTAACCGTATCCGCAACCGCAACCGCTACAGAACGGGGATGCACCCGCGTTGTATGTAATCGTTTGTGGATAGCGGACTACGCCAGCCAATGCTTGTTGCAATTCGAGCTGACTGATTTTCCCTTGCAGTGCGCAAATCTTATCCTCAGAGAGCTTATCGAGAATCTTCTGAGTTTGCGCCGTGACGTTTGCGTTGATGAGCGCGGTGGATTGGTCGATACGAGAATAGGCTGAGCCGAATTGTTGTGCCATTTCGTAACCGAGATTGCAAAGTCCGTTCTGAATCGCATCCGTCTTGCGTTCGACCGTATTGCCGTTGTTCATAACTTGGCTTTCGAGTCTGGTGAAGTTTGCGCTATTGTTCAAATCCTCGACTGTTGCGCATCTGCCGTCTGCGCCGCGACCGAAGAAGCCGCCGCCGCCCCACATAAGAGCCAAAATTGCGAACAGCCAAATTCCAGAATCGCCGAATCCGTTACCATAGCCGTAGCCAGGGTTCATGCTCATGACAGGTTGAATACCACTACCTTCCATTGTTGTTTCTCCTTTTTATTTTTATTTATACACAAGGCTTAGACGTCATTGCCGAGTTGTATCATTGTTTCAGCGCGTTTATCAAATCTTGCGGATTGATACCTTGCTGTCTGCACATGTTTTCCAAGACCGATTGCGGGTTCTGTCCTTTACACATTTGCATAACTTGAGCGAATCTTGGGTCATTTTTCAACATAGACATCGGATTGCCTCTTGCCATGCCCATAATTCCTTTCACTTGTTGTATACTTTGCATTAATTGTGGGGGCAATCCGCCGCCGCCACCGTTACCGAGAATGTTCATTTTTTATCTCCTATCCCGACAAAAGTTTTAAGTATTTCGAGTTCACGTTCGAGTTCTTCAACGCGTTCTTTCAAGCGTTTGTTTTCGGCAACAACTCGCTTATATGCTGTTTGTTGCGGGCTTTGCTTGGGTTGTTCCAGTTGTTGCTGCTGTTGTTGTTGGTCCATTTTGTGCTACGCTCCTTATATTTGATATTTTGTCGCTCAAAGCCTTAATTTCGCGTTGTAGTGTCTCAAATTCGGCTCTTGGCACATATCCCGACAAATCCACTTGCGGTTGCGCTATCGGCGCCGTATCGGCGTTGTATTCGGTTATCTCGTAAGCCTTGACTTCAAACTGCCCGTTCGAATCAACCTTCTTTTGGTATAAAATAGATTTTTCATTGTCCAGGAATATGAATTCACTGTTGGGCGGAAGCGGTCGAAGCCTCACATCTTCAATGCCGCTCACATAAGTTTTGTTTGTGTTAACGGCTTGTGGTGGCTGTACCGAAGGCTGTTGCGCAATGTTAAACGGATAACCATACGGCTGAGTCGCTGTCGGCATTGTGTTGCCTGCAAAATAGTTAGGATAATTAACCATTTTCATTTTCCTCCAAAATTAAAAATATATGTTCATCGTCATCAAGCACGATATATATTGAACTCGGCTCAACTTGGATTAAACCTAATTCTTCAAAAATATCCATAAAGCACACCGCCTTATCGTTTTTCCAATTTGAGCATAAAAGAAAAAATGCCGTATGTACACCTACGGCAAATCTACAAAACAGATAAAATGTTCTACAAAATGTCTATAAAAAGAAAAACCAGGCACATATCGTGTCGGGTTTATCTTGAAGGCACTGGCATATAGCGTGCCTCGCGGTTCGTTGCACTTCACCTAACTCAAGCATTTAGGAGGGTTGCGAAGTGCTGTGTGTTTATTGGGTAGCCAACACAGAAGGCTAATGGAGCTAATAATCCGACTCGAACGGATAACCGACTGATTACAAATCAGTTGCGCTACCGATTGCGCCATATTAGCATTTTGAAGGGAATAGCGTATCACCCCTCTATGCGCGATGCTGCAGGACTACTGTCGCCCCTCGCGCTTTGTTCCGTTACCACAGTTATTCGCCGAAACGGACAATGTGCGATGATGTTATTTACAGAGTGCAAACATCAATACACTCTGCCCAACAGGAGGAGTCGAACCTCTACGAATGCCCTTCATTCTGTCGGGATTGTGCGCAATTGCAATGTTGCAAAATAAGCAATTACTTGTTGACTCTTTATTTTAGCAGCGTTGCCAACCAAAACACCCAACTATTCTAGCTCCTGCTCAGCGGTGTGCAACTCACTTAAGCCCCCTAGGGTAGTTACCCCACTGGTGGAACATCTGGGTACCGCCCCCAGGTGCCGTACAGTCCGCTTTGGGTTTAAGTACGGTCGAAACTTTTCTATGCCCCTTAGTGGTCGGCAACGTAGGCACTGCCCCTACAATTCGCACTACAAGACACGAGTTGCCGTTAATATGCGCAATTTTTTTTCAGCCGAACGAGGTGTTGTGGGAGGATAAAAATGAAGTCCTCGTATTGCGCTTTCGACACCTGTATAATATCATTTTAATTCTTCACTGTCAATGGGGTTAGAAAAATTTTTCTTGTATCTCCAACGGTCTTGGCTAATAGTCTTTTCGGCTACGCAATATTTATCCATCATTTCAGATGTCGATATTTTCCCTCGAAGCAAATCCCATACGTATTCTATACGATTCGGCTTGATTCCATTATTTATACACAATATATCAAATTCTTCTCGCGAACAAGTCATGAACGATAATGGTTCGGGAACGGGCGCGGCTTCAAGTTCGGTTATACGTTCCTTTCGGTCGATAAATTCTTGTGCTAACCACGAGAGAAATGCGATAACAAAGCTGACAAATACCGCGCTAAACAATGCAACATTTGTCGGCAATACTCTCGGAATTGCAAGATAGCCTATGCTTAAAGTCAAAAACGTACATCTCATGGTCGTTTCTGAATGATATGTTTTAGGGAATTTATACCGAAGTGAAAATAAGGCGATTATTTGGAAGCAGGCTTCGATGTATTTCCCTGTAAAATAAGCAACAGGGAACAGCAAAACCGCCACAATCACAAATTGCGGCATCGCTCGCAGGTAAAGTTTGCCCTGCACTGACAGCCAATGCAGGGCGTGCTTCACTACGATTTTACTTCTTGCTTGAATTTTTAATGCGCATTTCTTCATATTCAGCCCTTTTAGCCTCATATTTTTTGAGTTGTTCTGTGTCTTTGCACTCGGCAATCTTTTTGTCGAGATACGCAATTTCTGCGTTGATTTCTTTTTTCATTTTGTCCCAAAACGGGGGCGCAACGTTACCCATAAATTTTTCTCCTTTATATAAATTTGAATATAAGTAGTATAGCAATAGCCATACATACATATCTAAACAGCATATAAGGCATGTCAATGTATTGTAATCTGCAAGCGACATTTCTGCCCCTCGAATAAAGCTAATCAATAACTGCCCGACAGAATGTGTTATGAATATAATTATAAATGTTCTATAATCACTTTTTAATAAGAACGGATAAATTACCATTATCAACACATTTACCTGAACAGTGATTCCAGGAACATAATATTTCAATGTATTCGTGGCAGCAATTACAACTGCAAGAACAATATATTGTTTCCAAGACAAGAACCATTTATGACAACAAGCACATAAATAGAAATGATATGTAAGCAATGTTGTCAGCCCATATATGATTTGTTGCAACCAAACGCGTTCGTCAATAAACTTGCCTGCTTCGACTATGCGTTCGTTGTTGACTACAATAACGAACTTGCTTGCCATCTGCGGAATGAGTTTCAATAAGGCATATATCCCTAAAAAAACCCAGCAAAGTATTATCATTGTGTGCAAAACTTTTTTGTTCATTTTCCCTCTTAGTTATGAAAATCCCCTAACAAATCCATCTTCAAGATTTCATCATTAGGGGAGATAGGTTTGGTATCTTATTTAGTTGCTGCTTCTTGCTCTGCTTTCCAAGTATCAAACGAGCCTGCATACCCGTTTGAAACTGCCGCCAAAAACGCATTTTCAATTGCGAGCTTTTCTTGTTCGGCTTCGGCATCGATTTTCTCTTGTTTCGCTTTCTCTGCCGCTTCCTTTTCTTCGGCTTGTTTTTGAGCGATATAATCTTCAAGCGAAACGTGTATATCGATTTTTTTACTTGTGAGGTCAATTCTCCAAGCTTCTTGATATTTCGCTTTTGCCTGTTCGAGAGCCAGTTTTTCTTGTTCTGCTTTTTCTTTGTCCTCGGCTTCGATTGCTTGTTCGACTTTCTCAAGTTCTTCTGCTGCCTTGCCAAAACCAAGCTTCTCGGCGAGCTTTCTTACTTGATATTTCGCGACACCTTCAAAGCCTGCATTCTTGACGCCGATTACATTGAAAATAAACAACACAACCCACACAAGAACACCGAAGCAAATGTTCGCCCAAAGCGGAAGTTCGACTTTCCCGACGATAAGACCGCATGTGGTGCCTGCGCCAGTTGCAAGAGAAGCAATGAAACCAGAGATAATACCCAAAATCGATTTCGGGTTTCTCTTCAAAAAGTTCAAGAATTTGTTTTCCTTGATTTTTTCCTTACACATATTTATAAACCTCATTATTTTAGTTATTTTGTCGTTACCTTCTCTATAGGTAAGTTCTTTAACTGCAGGTTTAAGTGCTATTGTGATTCCTTTTGCTAATCCCTTTGCCGTCACTTTGACTGTTTGCGTCAGCACTACCACCAATAAAAATGATACCGCTTTCGCAATAATGGTTGTTATTGTGTAGGCTATTGCTTCTTCAATAAGTTCTTCTATAATTTCGTAAGTAAGAAGTAATCCGAATCCCTTAAAAAACGCTTTTATCCAAGAACAAGAATTCCCTTTGCCTTGTCGTTGATTAGAAGAGCGGTGCCACGGACTCGATAACGGGTGCGGACTCTTGTTCGGCAACAGGTTCATCTTGCACCTCCGCTACGACTTCGGGTTCAACGACACCGAGCTTGTGTCTCAAATACTCGCGATATGCCGTAAGCTTTTCGACATATTCGACATTATCATACTCCGCAAGTGCGCTTTCTGCATTTTCGAGTTCGATTCGCGCTTGCTCGACTCTTTCAATAGCGGCGTCTTTGCCGTTAAAGAACCTGTCGCATTCGGCGAGTTTGATTCGCATACGTTCGTCATAGTCGACAATTTCTACGCTGTTTACGTTTTCCATATATCTTAATCTCCTAATGATATTCTTATATGATTTTCAACCCGCCCAATATCCCGAGCGTGATTGCGGTTGCGATTGCGATGCCGAGTATAATCCAGACAGTGACCTTGATTCTCGGACGTGTGCGTTCGTCAGCCTTTTCATATCTGCATATGATTCCGTCGATTCCGTCAATCAACATTCTTACGAACCCACACGGCACTTTGATTACGAGTACGCCGATGAGATAGAACGGTGTCAAGAGCGGCACGACTATCATTTGCAGCCACTTCGGCAGGTGCGAGATGATGTTGAACGTGTCGAACAGTGCTTTGTTGCTGTCGTATTCAGCCTTTTGCACCTCGGTTTGAGCGTCAATGAAGTCCTTTTGTGTTTTTTTGACTTTCGATTGTTGCTCGCCGATGAGTTCGTCTTGTTTGCCTTTCGCAAGTGCTTGGACAGTGGCTTCGTCCTCCACTGCCTTTGCAGTTGCCATTGCGTTCACAACATCTTTCGCTTGCTGCTCGTAAGTTTGGTTGGAATCGAGTCTGAATTTGACATCTTTCAAAGAAACATCGGCAATCGACTTGTCGGAAGTTTGGGTTACCGATTGTATCGCCTTTTCTTGCTTCTGCTCTTTTTCAGGTTCGTCAAAATTTATCATCTCAATCATACTTCTACCTACTCAACTCGCATAATATACCCTTTATCCGAGAATGTCAATACTTTATGCCAATTTTGTTTGAAAAAAGTTTTTATGGCACTTGGATTTGTTGTGATTTTGTTTCTATAAAGTCTTTTAACAAGCGCAAGCGTTCAATTATCTTCCCCTTTGTATCTTCATCAACTGGTTGCCAACGAATACGCTTTGCTGGTAGAACTACATCGCAATCTATAGGCTCATTGAGGACATAATATGATGTTACGCACAGGTGCCCGAGATACTTCGTATAGTCAAACTCGTCAATACGCGATTTTTCGCATATGCGTTCCACAAGCGGTTTCATTGCGTTGTAAAACAGTTTCGCGCCATTTATTGCAATATCTCGTTTGTTGTTAAGTAAGTCGTTTATCTTGTCGGCGTACTTCTCGTTCTTATAGATAATGCAGTCATCGTGTATGTAACCGAAAAGTAGATTACCGTAGTAACGAGCAGGATAAGTGTTCCCGTTTTCTATAAATGTGTCAATGTTTCTCCAATACCAATGTATCTTCCTACCTTTCCACATTAAGAATATGTTTGGGTTGTCGTCGTCTTCATTGTTTGTTAGCACAATAAGGTCATAGTCACTACGCTCATCTATCACATTGCAAATTCGAGAACCCGCAACATAAATCATAACAACATCTTGGTTATCAAACAATATATGATAGAACGCCGAATTTTGAAACTCGGTAGCAAATTCATTGTCCATCTTGTTCTCCCTCATCTTTGTCAGCAACAAGTTCGTAGCAATCGTCGTCGCCCTCGTATACGTATACTATTTTCCCACAATTCTCGCCAGTCTTTGTGTTCTTCCAATACCCGTATGTAGTGCCGTATGATTTTATGGGGTGGATTTCCTTATATAGAATAAAGTCGCCATTTTCTTCAAGTTTAATTGTTTTCATTTTGCCCGCCTTTATGTAGTTGTGGTTTCACCTGTTGAGCTTTCGTAGTTATTAACGCTCAAACTGCTAAGTTCTGCGGAATAATATTTGTCGTTATCTTGGAATGTAGCTTCTATATACATACCACTTTTATACCAAGTATTGCTACCAGTTATAGTAAGCATTTCTTTTGCGCTCAAATTGGCTCTACTTTGTTTAAGCAAATATTCACCGCTACCATATATAAAATACTCAACCGCTCCGTCAACATTATTTGGGTTTGTGATTGTGACGGTGTAGTTGTTTTTATTTGTGTCTACCGTTTCTACCACACAAGTAAGTTTAGGGCTTTTATAGTATACAGAAGTTGCTTTTACATTTATATTTGTAGTAACGGTTTTTGTTATAACAGCGTTGCTCCTATTATTTACCCCATCATTTATTGTATATGTGTCAATACACTCGGAAGTGTTTATAGGTGAAACCTGTATTTCTACAACATCGCCATAATAAATTTTATCACCATTCTCCAAAGCACCAGTTGTCACATCTGGGTCTATTGTTGATAAGCGTTTTGCTTTCACAACGGGGAGGTTTACACCTGTTTCGCCCTTTGTTAAAGAATATGTAAAATTATAACGACGAGTCCAAACAACCTTATCTCCACACTTGACTATTTCAGGATATTGCGGAATAAGATATTCTTTAGATTTAATAGCCACATCATCAGGTCTAACTCCATTTACTCTTAAAGGCATAACATTGCTAGCTCCTTATATGTTTATCGTTAATGTTGTTCCATCAAATGTCATTGTCGGTATATCGGACTTATGTGCAATTTGTTGCCAAGCACCATATGTAAAAGTGCCAGCCGTATTCCCGCTATATACACTTTGGATATACTCTTCGCCTAAATAAGTCATAAATTTACGCACACGGTATACCCATTTCCCTGTCGTTTCATTATCAACGGTTGGAGTTAGAGGTGAATACACGGTCATCATAAACGCTCGTTTTACAGGAACGTTTGTCATTGTAGATACAATCGCGTCAGCACCACAATAATAATTGCCAACCGACAAATATGTTACTGTGTTCAAGTCTGCATTTTCTCCAACCGCAGTACCGTACGGAACGCTTTGCAACGAGAAACGAGAGTTAAAATTGTCCGCCGTTAAATTGCCTGTAAAAGCACCCGAATTTGACTTCACAAAATTGCTATCGTTTGTGAGTTGACTTGTTTTTGTCGGCACTGTCGCCGAAATTGTATTGCCAGAAATCGTGATATTTGAGCCTGCTGTGAGTTTGTCTTGCTTGCCGCTCACATCGGGAATATCCGACTTCAAAGCCAAATCTTTATAGTTTGAGCCATCTGTAGTATATTGTGGGCGTGTTGCACTACCTCTAAATCGTAGAGAATATGCTTGATGACCGAAAGTTGCCGAACCACTCACAAGCCCGAACAGTGTCCTATTTTCTGGACCGTTCAATCTTCCATCAGAACCAAGATATAAACAATTAGCGTCACCTTGACCAAGGTTGATTTTCTTGTTAAACGTGACCTCGCCTGTAAAGGTGCCGCCTGATTTTGGCATAAACCCGCTAACGTCTGGTATCGTCGGCGGGTCAGCTAAAATCGCATAAGGGACTTTGATATACTCTCTGTCCCCTGCTGCGTTTTTCTTTATAAAAATGTTTTCGTAAGTTTTAGTTGTGTCAGCCATTTTGACTCTCCTCAACTATATATATTATGCTTTTGCCTCAAAAATGATTCCGCCAATCATAACGTCCTCAGGTATAGCCGCACCCGCTTCAATAAAAGCAAATGCCTTTCCGCCAGCAGTTGCGCGTCCTTTTTCGTCAACCTGTATAGCTGTATATTCTCCTGCAGCAATACCTGTGTTTTTGAGTGCAATTGTGTTTGATGCTCCACCAGAAGCTGTAAAATCTGTTGCGTTTAATGCAAGCGTCGCCGCAGCCGAGCCATCAAACGTTGTAGTTGTTGCCGCTGTTCCGTTGTTGCCGCTTACAGTAAGCGCGTGAGCGGTTTTAGACGCCTTTTTCGCCGTAGTACCATCTTTTTCAAAGATGTCTGTAATTGCATGACCGTTTATGTTCGTGGTAACATTCGCGGCATTGTCGGCTGCATTTGCATGGTCTGCATTTTTAACCACCGTTGTGCCATCTTTGATATTTGAAATCTCTGTTGCGTTTGCGCTCGCTTTTGAGTTCGCGCCATCGGCAGTTTCTTTTACTTCATTGATTGCGCCAACGACCGTCTTTGAAGTGGTTTCAAGAGTGTTGTCAGTTTTGGTTTGATAAGCCGACAAGTTAACCTTTTCCGTTTCAAGTTTAGAAAACGAGAAATAACCAACAGTAAGACCACTCGTGGTATCGAGCGCATTTATAATTGCTTGGTCGTTTGTATAAGTATATGCGGTGCTTGTCTCGTTAACAGCCGTAACCCACATATCAGGCACATTGAGTGTCTTGATATAGATGTTATCACCAACTTTCAACTCCGACTTTGGCAACAACCCCATTGCCGTGACAAATGCTTGATAGTTCTCATACGTCTTTGTGGTTGCTCTTCCAGCCAAGCCCTCACTCAACTCGTTTTTTGTTGCGTAAGTGTCGGTAATCTTGTTCCCCGCACTATCATTTGTTGCCTTACCAGCCTCGGTCGCATGTTTAACGTTCTTTTCTGCGTCTGCCGTATTGTCAACATTACCGAGTCCGACTGCAGCTTTTGACAGTTTTGCAATCTTGTTGGTGACAATAGACGCGCCGTTTACGTCTTGAACATCATCGACCTTTCCAGCACTTGCAAGCCCTGATTCGAGGTCTGAAATGCTTGTCGCGATTTCCGATAGCGCACCTTCAACATCTGTTGCCGTGTATTTCCCTGCGGCGTCAGCAATGCTTACTTGGTCAGCAGAAGTTTCTGGCAACATTTGTTCAACATCGCCAGCAGAGTTCTTAACCTTCCACATCTTTTCTTTAATAACCGTAGTAAGTCTTTGTCCCATATCTTAATAATACCTGCCTTTTTAATTTTTTGAATATATATAGTCGCCTATTGATAATTTATCAAAATCAGCGTCTTCTACGTTATCTACACTAACGATTTTTGTACCCATAGCCTTAATATCTTCTAATGACATTTTATAGCTATTTTCGCCGTCGTCAACATATACAGAAGCTGCCTTCCTAAGAACCGATGTCGGCTCTTTCAGCTCCCCAAACGGAGCCAGTCTCAAAGGCACAGCCTTAACTTGTGCGGCAGTCGTTTTGTGCGGATTCGAATAATCCTTCAAGTGGTCGGTCAACGACGAGGGAATTTCCGCGTCTTTTCCTCTTAAGTTCCTAAAACTCAATCTGAACGAAGGAGCTTCTGCCGTTCCCAATCTCGTAACTTTAACTTCGGGAACACCGACATTCGCGTCTACAGTCGCGTCTATACTTATATCTGGCGTTATACCTATCGGACCTTTTATGTTTACAGTTTGCGGATTGTCCAATCCACCGTCATTTGTCCATGATATATCGCCGTTTTCGGCGACAGCAGGAGTGAAAGTCGCGCCTCTCGGAATCCCAAACTCAAAATCGACAGGATAATTTTTTAGTTCCGTACTTGATTTGTCTTGCGTTACCGTTACAGACGCTTCCGACGTCGGGTCGAGAGTTTCCGTCGTCACTTTCCCAACAGTGAACGTCAACGCGTCTATTGCTCGCAAGATATATTCATATTGTGAAACCGAAACTGAATCCGTGGGTATTACGACTTCTTTTTCGATTGTGAATACGACCTTGCCAAGCGTCAATTCCTTCGCACCTTCGACAAAAATCGCTTTTATAGTGAGCGATACAGGTCCGTCATCTTCAAAGATATTGTATTCGTAAACGGGGTTGCCGCTTTCGTCTTGACCGATAATGCGCCCACTCGGCATCTCGATTTTGAACATTTTGTATCTGGTCCCGTACCTAAACTTCCTCACATCGCGCTTGATGTCGAAAGGCACAGTCTCTGTAACAACAACATCACCAGGATGTGACAATGTGTCGTATACAGCCGTGGTTTCACCGTTCGGACGCTCAAACCAATATTGTAACTTGAGCAGCCCTTGGGGGAGTTCCGTGGTAGGCACATTTTCGATGTAAACATACATCGTATTTACCTGGTGATTATATTGTCTTAACGCTTCGTCATTTACGATTTCGAGCAAGACACCTTTTTTGTCAAAATACAAATACATCTTGTTACCTTACTAAGCCTATGAACCATTTATATGTCTTCTTAGTTCGGAATTGACTCTCTTTCTTATACGGCTTCTTCTGCACTTCGTTTACGCGCCAAAGTTCGCCGTTATATTTTACAATGCAGTCTTTACACAGCACATCGAGCCAATCCGAACTCTCAAGCAAAACATCGTATTGCTCGGTCATAAAGACACCTGCGAGCATATTTGCGCTGTTCGTTTCCGCATTGCTTTCGGTCGCGTAAAAGATTCCAGCAGGTTTCTTTTTGTAAATGAGTTCGTCATCGTCTCCGATACCGTCCTCATCTCTTACCCAATATATGCAACGGTTATAATTTATCCGTCTTGAATGATAAATGTTAATTCCCGATGCCATATGTCACCACCAAAGTCCAGAACCAGCCCAGTCACTAATTCGTATTTTTTTACACCAAAGCCCGCAGAGTTGAAGCTCCCGTTTTGCATTTGGTGCGAGAGAAAGTTTTTGAAGCGTTTCTCTATCGGCAACGACGCCGTGTTCGGGGTCATAGCCGCTATCGACCGAAATATCGGAGTTGTGAAACACATACATAGCTTGTTCCAATAATGCTCTTTTATAGTGCATTTTTTGGTAATCGGAAAAATTCGGATATTCCCGATTAACTTGTCTGAAGCATTCCGTGTCTATTATTGTTTCGACTCTATCTTCGATTCGCTTCAGAAACGCCATTGCTTTATTACTGGGGTTTGTGTCATCAGGAAGTTCAAGAGCTAAATCGATTCCGAAATAGTCCCTGAACTCGTCTGGCGTTATGTATTTAGTCTGAATTTGTGACATGATTTTACCTCGCTTTTAGTCTAACACAATAGATTGCGGATTGCAAGTGTTAGTTTAGATATTGCTCAATTTTGGTTATCGTGATTTCCGCAGAGCTGTTTGCGATTGTAAGATTTCTTGCTTTATTCATATTAAGTTGTATACTTAATTTTTCATCTGCTGCTTTCATGCTTATGAATGCTCCTACGCTATAATTATTGATTCCAACTGTTGTTGTTGCCTTGTTTGTTTTTTGAGCATATGTACTAATAAGATTTGATTCGGACAATGAAGTCTCTTCGAAATAGCTAATCTCTCTGTCACCTACGCCAATAGTAATACTGCCCGTAATACGTATAGGATTCGTTTCCACATTTTTACTAATGCCAAAAGTAGAAAGTGCGACATCAGCCGTTTTAGAACCTGTTGTGGGCAATTCTTGTGTTAGCGGGTCATTCATTAACTCCATATTTATAGTTGTTGCATGCGAACCCGAATACATGGTTTTCCATTCACTTGACTCCTTAATTTCAGAAAAAACATTGATATCTACTGAATCCACAACTTGAATTGTAGTTGTATATTTAACAACATCTTCTGCCTCCAATACATTATTGATTCTAATGTAGCTTAAGACGTGTTGGTCATCCTTAGATTCAATATTTAATTTAATTACATCGCCATAATATATTTTTGCTCCATTATCTAATATCCCAATAGGAGCATGTTTATTGGGCGAATCGGTTCTTTTTGCTTCTATGGATATATTTTTATCTCCGCCAAAAGTAATAAGATTAACTCTATTATGATTAATAGGAATTTCAAGAGTTTCGTCATATTCTTGTTTAGTGGGCGGAATATAATTGCCGTCTTTTATACAATTATGGACTATACCAATTTGTCTGCCCATATTATCAAAAACACGTTCATCTCTGCTCGTTGTCTTTGTGATGTAAATATCGACATATCGTTTATTGCTATCATTCTCATCTATTTGAATATCTTTTACATAAAGGTTGATGCCGAATACGAAATAATATCCCGACTTTTCTGGAGTATAGTTATACACGATATCTTCTCGTCCAGAATAATCCTTATTATAAGCAGAATTAAAATCAAAATACCAATAATTGATTGATTTTATATTATTCAAAATAGTGATATTCCCTTCTTCATCGATAGCTGTTATATCCGATACGTCAACTCTGAGTATGGATTCATCACCGCCTCCAACAATATAAAACACATTAGATACTTTTTTATCACTAAAAGTTTTATCAGTATCAGTCGGTAAAATCTCAGATTCATGGTTTGCATCCACATAATCAGTGCTATATTCTATGAACATATTTTTTTGGAGTGTTTGAGGCACGTCCTCATAAGATTCTATAACTTGCCCAATTTGATACGGAATTTCTACAGAAGAAGCATTATTTACTTGGTCTGTTTTATATGTATAGTATAAAGTATCATCAAAAGTATCAAATTGGATAGCAGGGTCACCTCCCAATGGAATTCCACCGTTATTACCAGTTCCCCATAAAACAATACTATATCCAGAACCAGGTTGAGGAGCTTTCCCTGTGACATCCTTATCTATATAACCAATATGGGTAGCACCAAAATAAAAAGTTTTATCATCTTCCCCGCTAAAATTTAATGTTAAAGAAACAGGCACTCTATAAATTCCTGTAGGTTTATCGCCAATATTGTGTTCATATATATATGTTAACAATTCCTGATATGCTTTTTTATCGGCATCTTCGGATAAGTCATCTGGATTTGAAGCTATTGAAATTTGTGTCCCATTTTTGCCAAGTCCATAAAAGTAAAAATAGATATCCACTGCGGATTTTATTATAACTTTTCGTGTACCTATATTTGTATCTTGTTCATTTTTACCATTATCAGAAGAAAAAACAAGATTGCTTAATTTGGCAAAATAGACGCTAAAAACAACATCGTTTTTATCTAATGAAATAGGCTCAATTTGTAAAGTTATATCGATACGCTCTTTATTATCTTTATATATTTTTTCATATGGAATAACTACTTCGTTTGTCGTTTTACAAGGTATTTTTATTGCTTTTTTTGGCAATGTCATAGAATATTGATAAAAGTTGTCTATTTTTGCTGTTTCGGTATCAGATGTCCCAGCCGTTATAATAGGAGAAACTTCTTTATGACTTAAAGAAAAAGATAATTCAGAAATGGCACCTGTTTCATTGTCATCAACTATATTATACCATTCTTGTAAAGAACCAATATAATAATCGGATTTGTCACTTGGTGCATTTAGCAAAAGTGAATATTCCGAAGAATATTGTATTATACTATTGCCCCCTGAAATATTATCTGGCATAGTCACATTAAAACAAATGTTTTTACCGCTTACAAAAACATGCCCGTCTACAAAATATATTTTTCCGTCATTTGTAGATATAATTGAGCTATTTATATTAGTGCTTTTCATTTGACCGTTGAAAGCGCTAAAAAACTCATTTGATTCTATCCTTTTATCATCATCGTCTAAGATACTAAAGAAAGTTTCTTCATCTTTATATTTTTTATATTTCGACAAGAGAAGAACAACCTTCTTGTTCTCTGCTCTACTTGTGCTTTCTCCATATGACATAAGTTGATTAACTCTATATTTCGCATAAACACTCGTATAGAAGTTCTTCAACACATAGTCTTGAATACTTGCATATGAAACAGAGATATAATTATCATAAATAGAATATTCGCGACGATATATAATTACATCGTCATCGTTCCCGATTGTACCTGTGTTACCAAGCTGAAGCAAATTTGCAACGCCATAATTGACGCCATCAAGACGTCCGTTTATCATGTGTGTTTTGTTTGCGAAACGGTTTAACTTCTCTTTTTGAGCTACGCCGTCTTTTTCAAGTAATGTTAAAGAAGATGATACATTATCGTTTTGATAGATGTTGTCTCTGCCAATATCTCGCGAATGGACTAATGCGCCGCCATAAAATCCTTTGTATTTTATCTTAAATGATATAGTCTTATATATTTGAGTTTTTGAAAGCCCCATATATGTATACATGGTTTTGGTCGTATCTTCTCCAATAACGTATGGGACAAATTTGCACAAATCAGGATTTAATGATAATCCATGTGTTACGATGTAATCGTTTATTATTTCTTTTGACGTTCTAATTCCAAAAGGATTAGCATTATCGACCACTCTCAATATGTTTTCTATATAAGTTTTTTGTATATCTATTAAACTTAAGTCAAAGATTCCTGTTTCTTTTATTTGATTATATCGAGTTCCCCACCCTTCTATTTTATTTCCGCCAATCGAATAATGGACAGTACCTATCTTATATTTTGAAAGGTCATCTATGGATAAATTTGCAAGTTTTCCCAAATCTCTCCAATCTTGTTTAAGCATATTCCATTCTGTATCTAATTTTATTAACGGTGTAATATCTTGTTCACATAAAAAATATATATCATACCATTTAGATTCTTCAGCAGAATACATTTGACCTTTTTTATAATAGCAAGCTAAAAACTCATCCACCGTATAAATCTTGCCTGTAGTATTTACACACATGTTGTCCAAAGTCATTAAAGCATTATCATTGTTTCTGAAACCTAAATATTCGACAAAATTACAAATGCCATCGGATGACAATGCGTCTGAATACTGTCTGCGCACACCGTCACAATAATCAGCACTTGACATTTGACCGACAATACGATTAACTCTGCCCGTGTTTTGTTCTTCGGCAATATCATATGTACCTGTACGTTTAGATATATCTTTTGCGTAAATTACATTGTCTTTGACATACGGAATCATATCCTTCGTTATCATCAACGTAGACAAAATATCTCGCAATGTAGGATTCGACAATGTAAAATCTTGAGAATAGAACCCGCCAAAAACCCCTTCAAGTTCAGGCGATATCGTATATTTTTGAGCATATACCCAACAACCAGCATTATTACGGTCGAGTGTTTTATATTTCGGCGAATACAGATTAGTAAAACGCACCAAATATGTATAAATATCGACTTTTTTCTTGACATTCAACGGTTGTGTAACCGAAATGTTCGGACATTGTACGGTTTCAAGCCCTTTCGTTTCGCTGAAAAGTTCGATTGTGTATGCAAAAATACCTTCAGAAAGATTTATGATTTCTTCCGAAAACTGGTCTACGAGTAAATGACGATAAAACGGGTCATCTTTCAAATTGCCGCCTATTCGCCATTGCGATATATTATCGTCAAAATCATAAGCACTATCGTAAATATAAACATCGTCATAAGGCTTCAGGTCTTTAATTTGTCCGCGAACATGTGTAAGCCTGACTGTGCCGCTATCAAGTGTCTCATTATATTCTTCTGAAAAAGTTATGCCTTGTGCAACTTCTTCTTTATATTCTTTATCGTGAATTCTGACTGTAAGATTCATATTAATATTCTGTCCCTCTACCGCCGTTTACGAGGCTTGCTCGTGATGCCATAAAACGCGTTTGCGCGTTAGTTGCATTAAGTTGCATGTTATATTGTTCAATTTTCTGGTCACGCTGCACCCTCAGATTCAGACCAGCTTTTACGCCGCTTGTGACACCGCCCACAACTGCACCGACAGCTACACCCAAAGGATTCGCCGAAGATACGCCAATTGCTCCGCCTGCAATTGCTCCGCCTACAATAGATGAAAGCAGAGATTTCGCCGTTCCAATTTGTGTCTGTATCGCATTCATTTTATTTTGACCGATATAATCCTCGCGAAGCGTAAAATATCGATTATGCTCCATTATTGCAATCGAATATGCTTCTTGCGCAACATCGGCAACAATTTTGGCACTTAACCCTACAACCATTGCTGTTTTCCCGCTTCCGCCAAGAATATTAATGGCTGATTCTTCTGCTGTTGCTTTCGCTGTCTGAACAGGGTGCATTAATTTGCGAATAGTGTCAAGCATCATATCAGCAGCCGTTTTTTCTTTTTTCTTATGCCCGCCGTCGCTTTTACCGCTGCCGCTTCCGTCACCGCTTCCAATAATGGTTATTTTTATATCACCGTTTGCCATATATCACTCCACAAAAGCTACTGCAATTACAGGTATCTGTTCTAATTCTTGAGAACTCGTCATATTCGTCAATTTAAAATTCCCGATTCTCACATGCTTATCATCTCTAAAGACGATTGCCAGCCTATATGTTTGGTTTACAGGTGAACTATCCATGGGATATGCGCTTGTTGCTGGCAGCCAAGCGAGAACCTCTTTTTCAGCCCAGGAACCGTCTGTCTCTGTCCCCTCATATCTCCAAAGCGTGTCATTATTTGTAACTATTACAGACAAATTATTCCACATGCTCGCAGGATACTTCGCACTGTTATCTTCGTTTTTTAATTCGCCGAGTGCCGTTCTTATAGCCGTATCGGACGGATTTGACAGCGAAAGTTGAACTTTTGAAGTGTTGTCCGCCAAAATGTACGTTTTCCCGTCTCCTTTTGTCCCAAACACATCCAAAACATCGTTTATTAAATCGTTGTCTTTAAAAATGAATGTGGAAAACCCGACAGTAACACCGCCGAATCCCATTTCGCTTCGTGTGAAATCGCGAGAATTATAAAACGCTTGCGTATCTGGATTCGCAACGTATGCAAACGATGTCGAAATCGCAGGGACCTTATTTGCATAAAAATTGCCGTCGTCTCCTGCCTTATAGTAATAAACGGTATACTCGTTTGAATTCGTGCCGATAACAAATGCAGCCGACATCGAAATCGTATTGCGATAACCTTCGTATACGGAGTTAAAGTTCTCTAAAACTTCAGGCGAATCGTAAAACTGCTGTATTGTATTGTCTAAAACACGAGTTTGATTGTATTTTTGCACATATTCGAAGAACAATGACTGTACAATTTCGAGTGTGTTCTGAGGACCAAGCGCAACAATGCTTGCAGGCAACACCGTTTGCCCGAAAACGACATCTGCCGCGCCGAATTTGACCACGATATATAACGCATTCGGGTCCTTGTCTTTGATTTTGATGAACTGTTGCTCTTTTGACATGAATACGTTTAGTTTTTTGTATTTTTCATAATTTTCTTCTGAATTCATATATTCGAGCAACTGACCTTGAATCAAAGTCAAAATGTCATCGAGATTAAGTTTTTGAACGTCGTCCATCGCCATATCAATTCACCTTTGCGTCTATCCTATATTTTATATTGTTTTGCATCGCCCATTTCTGTATTGCAATGCTAAGACATTTTTGTATGTAATCTTTATGCAACCCACTGAATCCGCCACTAAGATTTACGTCAATCGCGTAGCTGTCAGTGCTTATATTTTTTACTACTTTATATCTGCGATAAAACGCGATATCGTATATCTGAGGGGGTATTCTAACCATATAATTGTCAGAATCGTCTTTTGACACTTTTATACTTTTTAACAATTGCCCCGAAAGGTGTATGGTTCTGAATTCATTGCGAAACTCGTCTGCCAAGATTTTTGCCAAACTCTGTTCCAGGCTTTCAATGCCTACATCATTGCTCGAAGATTCGAGACTTGCTGGCAATAAACTCACGTTCGCCAAGTTTGCAGCACCTCACTTATGAATAATATTGTACAACACGAATTAGTAAATTTCAACCCTTTATCAAAAACTTTCCAAAAAAAAGAGCACGGACTCGGTTTTATCCGAGTCCGACTGCAAAGGGAAAAAACACAAACATGCACACAAGGGCATACCTGCTATATTCATAATAATACATATTTTGTATAAATGCAAGTAAAAAATTGGAAAAAACCACAATATTTTGTAGCTTTTCCCAAATAAGGAGGATATCATTATGGCTTCAAAATACAAAAAGCCAAACTTTTATCTAAGTATTTTGTCAACGGCTTTTGAATATTTGCTTATATTCGCGTCGACCGAGTTGTTGAGATAATCTCTGTGCGCGTCGTTGTCGCCCTTAATGACGTTTAGAGCCGCGATAACGTTTGCCTTGCCGTATTGACCTGCCAACTCCTGAAGCACGCTTAAAACGGCGCTGGTGTCGTCAGAATCCCAATAGCGACCAAAAGCGCTCATTGCCGAGTCGTTATCAATGAAGTCGTTATATGCTTTCGTTGCCGAATCCGACGCGAATTCGATATTATCATCGAGCATATCGTTCACGGATTGTGTATAGCCCGCAATCGCCTGACTCTTGTCGGCATAATCTCTTTCGATATCGCGAAGATTGCCGTCGAACTTGTGACGATAAGTGTCGATAAGCCCGTCTGCATACTTATTTCTCCCGTCCATATCAAACGCTTTGAAATAATCTGCGTTCTTTGCCGCCCTGTTCGCGTCCGACCTCTTGTTCTTCAAGAAATCGCCAAAGGAGACGTTTTCATATTCGTCTTCGTCAAACAGACCTTCCGTTTCTTTTCCAAGTATATCCGAGATATCGACCGATTGCGTATCCGCTTCTGCATCGTTTTCGGTCACAAGAGTGTCGTTAATTTCACCCGTGTTTTCTTCACCTTCGGGTATAAGGGGTGCTACGTCGTCCATAACGGCTTCTGCGCTCGGTTGGGGTTCTTCATCGATAACTTGTTCGGGAGAATCCGAAATGTCGTAATATGCGCCCACAAGGCGGTCAATGTCGTCTTGCGTTCCACCTTTTTTCATGCTTTGCATGATTGCCATCGCCTTCTCGTTACCGTTACGAGACGCGTTCAAAATTTCGTTAAACTTAATATTATCAATGAAAGGCATCGTTATTTCTCTTCCTTGTCTGTTTTCTTCTTTTTAGGCAAAAACCCGAAAAGCTCCAAAGCACTTTCGGGTATGCTGTCTGTCGTTTTCTTTAACTTCGCCAAATGAGCCGAAATCAAGCTTACATGATTTGATGTCGGTGCCGCCGCTGTCGAAGTCGATTCTGCTGTTGTCATTTCATCCATATTTTTAGTATAGACCAAACACAAACCGCTGTCAAGAACTTATTTATTCAGTCCAAACAAGCGCATTGCCTCGTCTTCTTCGGGAAATTTCGCGTTCATCATCTTGGTGTACTCGAATTTAGCGCGACCTGAACTTTGATTGATAAGCTCCGCCCAGTCTTCACGAGAAAAACTGTCACGAATTCTTAGCCCCCTTTCGAGCCATTCCTTATAACGGTCTTCATCCCCTCTACAGCTGGCGTCGCTCCATTCGTGTCTGCATTGCAAATATTCTTCAAGTTTTGTCATTTTTAATCCTCCTGCATCGGATTTTCTTTGGGATTATAAGTAATGGTATTTTCAATCACATCGCCTGCTTGATTATCCCAAATTGATTTTTGATTATATTTGAACATAAGGTCTTGTGCTTGCGCTTTTGTTTTTACTTTGAAACTGATTTCGGGTTCATTATCAAAAACGCCCACAAAAACCTCTGCATCGTTATCCATTGCGAAACGATATGCCATATTATCATATTCGTCTTCTGTATAACGACCGAAATGGCTCTTATAATGTCCGTTTTCGTCGGCTTCGTTTTGGTGAAACGTCACCATAAAACCGTCAGACAAATCCACCATTTCACCCGTCAACAAATTATATGTGCCTTCGGGCTTGCCGCGATAGCTTTCAAGCATTTTTATCGTGCCTTTTAATTTCGCTTTTAGTTCTGGGTTTTCTTTTTTTAGTTGAGTGACGGTATTAGCCTCTTTTGGAGAAGTCTTTTTGAAAAAATTATTGCTTATCTTCTCTCGTTTATTTGCGACATCCGTTTTCGCTTCACCGCTATTCGGTGCGCTCGCAAATTTCCCGTCTTCATCGTGATAACGATTGCCTTCTGTGTTGTTAGAAATCATATATTGTTCCTCGTCGAATCGTTTTATATGATTATTATACAAAAAGCAGAATCGATTGTCAATCTCTTAATTCCTTAGCATGCTGCTTCCTGTAACAAGCAGTTAACAAGGTCTTTATATCGTTAGGGATATATTTTCCTGCCTCGTCGATAATCTCTGTCGGGATTCCATAAAACGCTTCTGCAACCGCACACGAAATCGCTGCCGTCGTATCGCAGTCTCCGCCGATAGATATCGTCGTTCTCAAACAATCTTCAAACGATTCCGAAATTAAGAAGCAAAACAATGCTTGCGGAACCGTATTCTGACAAATCTCTTCGCCATGATAATACGTTTCTCTCAATTCTTCATAATCGAGCATCGCCGTTTCGGGATATTGTGAATAAATATAATCGCGAATGAACTCTTTATCTTTTCCGATTCGTGCATAATATACACACATAGCCGTCACTTCTGCACCTTTCAAGCCTTCTGGATGATTGTGCGTTACTTCCGTCACCGCTTTCGACAACTTCTTCACTTCTGCTTCCGAATTCGCGAACCAACCGACACCGCTCACGCGCATCGCCGCTCCGTTTCCGCAACTATAATACGGCTCCGTATCGTCACTAAGCACCCAATAATAAAAACGTGCGCCATACCCTGCATTCGGATACTTATTGCCCCATTTCTTCAACGTTTCTACAATTCTTTTGGGATTTTTATAACCGTTCAATAGGCACTCATCGACCGCCGCCGTCATAATCGAGTCATCGGTTGGGCACGAATCTTTTGTAAATAACTTAAATTTTCTTGTTTTTATATTGTGGAATTCGAATCTTGAACCCACAATATCTCCGATAATTGCTCCTAACATGTTGTGTTTTTTCCCTTCCTTTTTTTTAAATTCTAAACAACAGATTGTCTTTGTCGCCCTGATAGTTCGGATACAAACCGCTCACGACAATCACTTTAATTCTCTTCATATCTTTTCTCGATACGATATCGACCAAAAGCTTTTCTGCTTCTTTTGCGTTTTCGTTATAATCTTCGTCTGTAACGGGCGTGAGCGTGTCCATAACTTTCAAAAAGATTTCTTTTCCCAAGAAAGTAACACATCCCTCTGCTCTCATCGCCATATAGTAATCGCCAAAACGAGTCTTAAAAACGTAATTTTTATAGTTTCCAGGTTCGCCTTGTGACGCGTATTCAAGTTTCAAATCGTTCATTTTTTTCTGCCTCCATTGTTTTTTTTCGCTCTTATATAATACCAAACCCCATCGGATACTGTCAATGGGGTTAAGATTTTTATTTTTGTTCTTCGTATGGTTCGCTCTCGATTTGATGATAGAACTCTGTCAATTCGCTTCCATTTGTTACTCGCCTTACCTGCCCTTCACTGTCGCAGAATAAAACAGGTATTCCCATGCTCGCCGCCGTCTTGATAGCCCTAACTCCGTCATATGTACTCATATCGCTTTCATATAAAAAACTTACATACGCAACATCTTCTGGTTTTAGTACGCCGTGAATTTGGGCTTCGTCATAACCTGCACTTGACCCCATAACGCTCGCTGCTTCGTGCAATGTCTTGCAATTTTTGAGCTTATCCCATTTGCCGTCGTTCATCCACGAACCGCCCCAAACGCCTATATCCGCAGGGCTGTTCAGATAACCTGGCTGACATTCGTCTTTCTCGTTCAGCGAATCATTAAGAGTAAACGTGGTTCTATCTCTAACATGGTCCTTAAAAAAGACCTTTGTTTCACCATATTGAGAACATGACGTATTCTTTATTGCGGTTTTTAAGTCTGCGGCTTCAAGATTCCCATACTTTTCATATGCGAACGTTTCAGGATTGATTTTCCCTTTCCCAGAATCGAACCAACCCATGTGTTTTTCATCGCCATCTTCAAAAACCTGAACCCTGTCTGTTCCGAACAGCAAGCTTGTCGCCTTCATTCTTTCTGTCGGTCTGTACATACCACGGCTGGATTGAATCTCAAACTGATTCTTAAGCCCCGTTCGCAAAACCGAATCCAACTTCTTTAATTCTACGTTTGCGCACAATCTCGATGTTTTTGCAAGCTCGGTAATTTTTTCGTTAACGAGCATTTCCGTATTCCTGCTTACACGGGAATGGAAGTCATCTCTATTGCGCATTTTTTCCAGACGTTGTTGCCTATATTTTAAGAAGTTTTTCAGCGACGGAGCTTGTACTCTGTTTCGAATAATATCGAGTCTGCTCTTCTTTTTTTCTCCGTCTTGTGTTTTCGACTTCAAGAAGCTCGGAAGCTGTTCTTTTCCTGCGACCTCTGCGTCTCCCTTCTTCTTCAAAAACGAAGGCAATGCTTTGCCGCCTTCACTCCCCGATTGTCCCGTACTATCCTTTGATGTAAATTGTCCGCCTTCGGGTGAGCCTTTCCCTTTATGATACGGATTACCTTTTTCGTTATCCGATTTAATAACCTCTTCGGTTACGTCTTTTACGTCTTTATTTTCTGCCATAACTCACCTTTTGAAAAATAGAGAGGCAAACATCATCATTACGCTAATGCTCGCCTCTCTGCCGTTCTCAAATTCTTATTTGAGAGTCGCTCTGATTGCGTCAAAGTCTTTGTATTCTCCGCTCGCAATCGCGTCAATCATAGCATCTGCATCGAGTTCATATCCAGCCGCATCTGCTTCTTGGATAAGCTTATCGATTTCGTCCATGTTCTCTTCAACAAATCTGTCAGGGTCAGATTTTGCCAGCGAATAATCCACGCTTCCGCCCTTAGGCTGTGTAGATTCTGTTTTCGGTGTCGGTGTCGGTGTCGTCGGTGCTTTTGGAGCTTCGCCTCCGCCGCCACTTTTTTCTACCTTGCGGAAGTTCTTCTTCATCTTCATCTTCTTCGCCGATTCAAGATATCCGCGAGTGACTTCTTTTGTGTCACGTCCTGCCTTTCCGCCACGCCCTATTGCTCTGTCGCTCAAAGAACCAGCTTCAATCTCCTTGCCTTCTTTACTGAGTCCCATGAACTTATCGCCCTCTTTGCGATATTCCATGTATGCTCTTTCAAAATCGTCTTTGCTCTTTATGCTATCAGGCATTTTAAACATCTTGTTATCTGGAGTTACAACTGCACCTTTGCCCGATTTTTTCGCAAACGTGACTTTGAATCCAGTCAAGAACGGAGGAGTGGTCTTCCCGCGCGAGGGTCCATATTCAAGCTCTCTCTTGTTCGCGGAATTATACGTGAACTGTCCGTCCGTGTCGCGAGGCTGTTTCACCCTCACAATCGCACCTGGATGTTCCGCTCTGTATTCGTCGGCTTCTTTTGGGGTCTCCGCTACGTGGTCAATTTTTTGACCTCTCGTCATCGGGGTTCCACCGCCCGCCGCTTCTTCAAACTGACCTATTTCAGGCGTCTTTCTTTCCTTTGCCGAGGACGAATGGACATCTTTCCAAATCTTTTTTTCTGTCGCCATATTCGCGCTCCTTTTTTGCCTTTTGTCGCTGCCTTCTAATCAAAGGGGCGAACCCTTTTATCGAATTCGCCCCAAGCGATTAATGGTTTACGCTATCTTTCCGCCGCAATTATGCGCCTTGGTTGACTGTAACCATTGCAAGGATTCTCTTGTTGCTGTCCATTGCATAGTACACCGAAGATGTCGCTGTCGAGCTTCCAACTTTGTCGCCCTTCTTAGCAACTGTGTAATTGCTGAGAGTCTCGCCGACCTTCTTGCCCGTATCGGTAGAAGTTACCACGAAGCAAAGTGCGTCGTTAGGAAGTGTGTTGATTGACGTGATTTCGGTCGCTGCGCCTGTGCCTTTTGTCTTGATATCAATCGTGACATTCGAGGTCTCGGTCGCGGCTGCCGTTCCAGATACGTGAACATAAAGAGCAACTCTCTTGTTGTCGGGAACAAACACGTCGTGATAGATTCTCACGAAGACGGTGTATCCGTCGAAGCCACGTGCTGCAAGGTTCGTATCGCCGCCGATAACCTTAATCTTGTCGTATTTCACAATGTGCGAAACTGCAGATTTCGGAATAACCATGAAGTCAATCGCTTGTGAACCAGCTTTCCAGCTGTAACCACCGTCATAAAGGTTGATATCGGTGCGGAATCTTTGCGGAGCAACCGTGACAATCGTTCTGCCTTCGTATTGCTCAATCTTGAAGCGGATGTCTTTGCTTGCCTTGTAGTCTTCTTGGACCAATGCCTTGTAGACTTCAGAGGTGTTTCTGAGAAGGTTCATGAACGCAGGAGATGCGTAAATGAGCTGGTCGTCCGCAGGAACTTCGTGCTCTTCCATGTATTGGAATGCCGCGTTCAATGCCGTAAGCGGTTTCGATTCAAGCGCTGTGTTGACCACTTTGCCGCCAAGTTTTGCATAGTCTGCAATCGTGCTCAAGCAGTATGCGTCAACTTCAGGAACCAATGCTGTTCTGCTGATTTCTGTCACGCCCCCGCCGACAAACTCGCCACCGCTTTCTTCGTTGTCGAAGTATTCGATTTCGAACGCTGCCGCGCGGTCGCACTTGAGTGTGAACTCTTCCCACACAAGTCTTGCAGGACTCGATTGATAACCAAAGCTCGCTGCGCCAACAAATTTGCCGTCTGCAGGAGGAGTCGGAATTCTGTCGTCACCCGCGTTGTTTCTGTAGTAGTTGCTCAAACCACCGTTTTGGAACTTCGCGATTTTGACGGTTTTTGCACCCTCAAACTTTGTGTAAATCGGGTCGGAGTCAAGAAGACTCGTAACGGATTCTTGTTTGTAAACCTTATCCCAGCCTTGTTGGCTATACTTGGTAATGGTTTCGATTTGATTAAGCATAAGTTTTACCTCATATTTTTATTTTTTTTAGTCTTTATTTTTTGAGGTATCCCGCCTGCTGATTCTTCGTGTTTGCTCTTTTTCCCTTTTTATTTGTCAAGTCCGAACAGCTTCATCGCGCGTTTCTTTTCGTCGTCTTCGCTCTCTTCTTGAGGTGCTTCAGGCTTTTTCTCTTCGCCCTCATCGTCGCCGAATTCTTTCGCCTTTTCGATTTCTTCTTTGTCCACGCCGCTTTTTTCGGGGTCATCTTCTTGTTCCCAGCCTTTCGTCTTCTTGTCGTCGTCCGACATAGCCTCGAACTCTTCTGTGAACTCATAGCCCATTGTTCCCACAAGCGCTCTCAATGTTTCGACATCGAACTCACCGTTTGTGAACATAAGATACAAAACTTTGAGAATATCGTCTTCGGTCTCGCCTTGAGCTTTCAAATCCTCGATAGCCGCTTTCGCTTCTTCAAGAGTCATAATTCGCTTTTCTCCTTTTCTTTCTTATTTATTAAAGCCAAACAATTTCATTGCCCGCTCTTTTTCGCTTTCTTCATCATCGCCGTTTCCGCCGTCTTTCGCCGTCGACTCGCTCCCAAGCTTCCTCAATACCGCTTGCTGTGCTTGAGGTTGAAGTGAATCTTGTTGAGGCTGGGGCTGTGCTTGAGGTTGCTGTTGAGGTTGTGCCGCCGCCGCCATCTGTCTCCACTCTGGGTGCGTCGGTATCTCCGCCTCAATGTTCTCTGGCGTGATGTCCATGTTCTTGCTGCCGAGGATTGCCTTTATATCTTCCCACCTGCTCTCGTCGACTTTCGTTTTCAACAACGCATTCTCTGCCAACAAAGCCTTGTTGCTGCTCTGCTCTGCCTTAAAATCGTCGTCCAACGTCACATATGCCTGCCCGCGTCCAAACACATCATTCAGCTCCGAATCTCCGCTTACACCATAACGCCCATATAGCTCTTTTAAGGCACTCTCTCTCCCCTCTTGCCTCGCTCGACCTACAAGCTCGTTCACTTGGCTCTGAGTAAGCATCTTCTCCATCGGCTGTTGTTGTTCTTCTTCCTGCGGTTGCGGTTGCGTTTCCGCTTCGGGTTCAGGTACGCTTTCGTCGCCGTTTCCGTCTTCAGAGACTGCGGGTTCCGCTGCTTCGGGTTGTGGGTTGTCCGTTTCCGCTTGCGGTTCGGCTTCAGGTTCGTTCGTAACTTCTGAACTCGCTTCCGACGATTCACTCAGTCTCTTCTTTTCTTCTTCATTCATCCTGCTACACCTCGTTAAAATTTTTAGAGTTATACCCGATTTTTACGACTTCGGTCCTGTCTATCCCTAATCCTAACACACTAATCAAAAAAACGCAATACTTTTTTTAATTTTTTTTCATTCCCGTGTATTTTTATGCACAGCGTCGCGACACTAAAGAACTCGCTATCGCGACTTCTTTGTGGGCTAAATTCGTTCGCGCTACCGACGCCGTAAAATTTTCAGTGCGGGGGTGGGGGTGCGGTGGGCTAAATCCGTTCGCAGAGGTGGTGACGGGGACGGGGAGGCATTACTTGATACCCACCCCCTCTCGAAAACCCTTGCTACCCCTACCCCCTATCGGCTCCCGTTCGGTCTTGCGTTCGGCGGCTTGTGGCGAGCGTTAGGGCAGTATCGGCAGTGGCTCTGGGAAAGTATCCGCCACAACGGCTACCGTGCAAGGAATCGGCTCTGGCGGCGTCATCGGATTCGGGTGCGGACTTGAAAAAATTTTTGATTTTTTGAAAAAAACTTTATAAAACCCCTTGACAAATGTTTTGTATGGTGATATAATAAAGACAATCAAAGGGAACGAAAGAGTCCCGAAACGAAAGGAGTAACGATTATGAAGATTATCAATGAAACATATCTTGGAGATTTTGGATACTGGGGCGGAGCAAGGGCGACAGCAGACCACATCGAAGAAGAATGTGGAACCAAAGGATGGATTTTGCTCGACGCAATCTTGACCGATATGTATCCCGACGGAATCGACGAAACAGAATTGAATGACTTGTTATGGTTCGATGCCGAAACCGTTTACGAATGGTTGGGAGTCGGCGACGAAGACGAGAACGAAAACGAAGAAGAAGAGGAGGCGGAATAAAAACAAGAGAGCGACGGAAACGAAACCGTCGCTTTTCTTTTACATGCTCAGCCGTGCTTAATGTCTGCGGTGGCGAGAGCGTTCTATCATCGTCTTAAATTCAGCAGAGGGAACGATTTGGTTCAGTTCAGTGTACACATCAGAACGAATGCGGAAGTATTCATCATTGGTGTAGTAATCAGGGGTATAATGGTAAGCGTTGCAATCGTGGAGTATCTTTTTGGGGGACGAGCCGAGGACGTCAGCAGTCGGGACAGGAACGAAGTAATGGCGACAGTATGGGCGAGTCGTCAGCCATATCGGAGCCTTAACGACAGACTGGACGGTTTGGATGTTGCGGTTCTTGATATATGAGAGAACGCGATAGTAGTCCGTGCCTCGTACTTTCATACGCCAAAACCTATCGACGTAGATTTTGCCCTGGAAGTTTTCATGCCCACAGGAACAGTTCGAATGGTAGGAGCAAGCGAAGAAGATTGGTTCGTAGCCTTTTTCGTTTTCGAAGTCAGCCATATCGGACGAGAGTGTGACCATTTTGTTGCGAGTGTCAGAGGTAGCCATGACCTTTCTTGACGTACTCATAAACGAATCATAAGCAGTTCGTGAAGCGAGTTCGTCGATACCGCGAGCATTAACGCGACGAGCGTTTTCGGAAGCATTGCGAAACAGTCGAGCGCGTTCGCGACGATTCAATCCCACATACGAGTTCACAACCGTGCGTATAGCGTCGTCGATATCGGACAGGCGACGGTTCTCGTTTACGCCTTTTGCGATGACAGCCATCAGTTGCGTTGTTGCTTTTTGAGGTGTGTATGCTTGTTTTCTCATATGGGTATTGTACCATAGCAGGAATCGAAAAACAACATTTTAAAAAAAGTTTAAGAAAATGATAAAAAAGGGTTGACAAATATTTTGTATGGGTGTATATTAGAATTGTTCAAAGGGAACGAATGAAGCCCATGAACACAGCGGAAATGCCATATGGCGAAAAAAATTACGAAAGAGCAACTTAACGCAACAGCAAACGACAATGGTTACGATGCCATTTTGTGTGACGATACCATATCCGAAGCAGTCTTGTTTTTGAATGGACAAGCGAACAAGAACAATCTTGACGATTTGTCGCGATTGATTGTAGACGGCGCAAATGGTAAGCAGGTGCGAGAAGAGATGTATGGTGACATCAAGTTCGCAGTTGACTACTTTGAGAAGCATCGTCTTGAAATCAACGACAACCTTGCAGCCGACGGCGGAATCAATCCGATGTCTATTGACGGAATGGATAAGAATGACCCATTGTGTTTTGGAGTGTTGAACAAGATTAGATTAGCGCAATGGCAGTTCGAGTACGCAATGGCGGCGATAGCGCAATGGTTCGAAGATGACTTGGATTAATATCAAACACACAACAGACAAGCCCAAAAACGAGAGCGGCGGCGGATACAAATCCGTCGTCGTTTTTTTTGCAGATTATGCCGTCCGTGCAATGTTTCACAAAAAGACTGTTGCAAGAAAAGATTACAACAAAAGAAGCAGAAGAACAATAGAAGAAAAAAGGTGATACGAAGTATCACCTACAAAAGAAGAAATAAGAAGAGTGCTAAACCTACTTGACAAAAAGGCGAGTTATATACGTAGTATATAAACGATTTGCTATTTTTGACAATCTCCCAGAATTTTTCGAGTATTAGCCTAAGGTATATCGCATATATTATTCGTATATATATTAACATATATATACTCATAAATATGCTCATACCATTAGGCGTATTTTGTTTTTTTTTACGTTTTCCGCGCGCAAGGAAGGAAAAATGGGAGAGGGAAAGTTGAAAATAAACTCCTTTACGCGCGGACAGTTTAAAAATTTTCGGCTTACGATTAATGGTATGAGTATAGATATTGAGTATATATATGTTAATATATATACGAAAATATATATACGAATACCTTAATCTAATACTCCAAAAATTCTGGGAGATTGTTTTGAGGAAATCGCTTTTATATACGTAGTATATAATTCAGGCTTTTGAAAAAATGTTTCATACCTTTTCTTATGTTCTTTCTTTGTAGGTGTACTACGTACACCTTTTTCTTTCTATTGTTCTTTTGGTTCTTTTGGGGCACCTTTTCTTAGAGATAGAGATTTTGTGAAACCGTGCACAGTAGTAGATATTACTTATATATAGTGTAAGTGGGTATGAGAACGGATTCAGCGCAGGGCATACCAAACAGTTGTCAATAGTATTAAATGTTTGTCAATATGGTATTTTGTACCTTTTCTTATGTTCTTTCTTTTGCGTGTACTACGTACACGTTTTCTTTCTATTGTTCTTTTGGTTCTTTTGTGAGATTCCAAAGAGAGTATTTTCTTAAAAATGCGCCAAAAATTAAAAGAAGTTAAAACGAATTAAAAAAAATTAAAAAACTAAAAAACTTTCAAAAAACCACTTGACAACCATTGCGTATCGTGGTAATATATAGGTGTAACAAAGGGAAAAACAAAAAAGTGTTACGACTTAAGGACAGGCGAGGAAAGTTGACACCCATCCGCAGCGAGTCAGACCGCTGGAAGCAACAAGTCAACGAAAGACAGGACGGCATCGGGAACGACGACCGTCCTCTTTCTTTTTCGGCGGCGGTGGGGAGTGAGTGGCGTCAACCGTGCTATTGCGGTGGCGGCAAATCAAAATCTAAAACTTTTTTGAAAAACTTTATAAAAACTACTTGACAACGATTTATAATGGTGATATAATAAAGACAATCAAAGAGCAAAGGAGAAACAAACATGTTAGCTTACAAAGATTGGAACATTGAAGAATTAACAGGTTACAAACCGCAAACGACTTTTTATATGGACTACTCAATAGCCGAACGCTTTGGTGGCGTGAATGCGGTAAAAGAAACGTTTGAAAGGGCTTTTGAGAACTGGAAAAACGACATCGTATACGTAACCGAATTGTCAATGGCTACGAACTGGAAGATTTGGGAGCATTACGAGAAGAACGAAAAACTGGCAAGAGTTTACAACGAGTTGTGGGAACGCATTGACAGTTGGTGCATGGAGAATCTCAAAGGCGAAGATATGAAATATTATCTTAGAACGACAGATTAACAAGAGAAGAGCGGCTACGACAAGCCGCTTTTTTTTACTGGCATCAACCGTGCTATTAGTGGCTACAAAAAATTGCCTAAAATATTTTCGTTAAACCTATTGACAACGAATTGTTATTATGATATAATAAAGACAATCAAAGGGGTGATAAAACCCGAAACAAAGGAGATACCATTATGAAGAAAGTTGTATTCACAGGTATGACATCGGAGCAAAACTGGACACCATTAAAGCGTTATTTGACAGCAACGAAATCAAGAAAGGCGCATATGTAAAGGTTGCGTACAAGAGCGAAAGAAAGGCTTTGACAAGGTACGAGAAAGAGAATGGTGCGACAATGGTTGAGAAGTACAGCGAGTGTGTGGCAAGGCTTGGAATCGATTATAGACACACATCGGACTATCTCACAAAGGTTGTGGCGGCGGATAAGGATACGCCATCGAGAACGAGCGCATATGACACACCATTGAGCGGATACGAGAACTTGCTTATCAAGAACGAGAAAGAGGGCGAGGTTAGGTACAAGGTGAAGTTGTTCAACAGCAAGACGGCAACGAGAACGAAATCCAAATGGTTTGTGAATGGTGCGGAGTTTGCCAACAAAGACGACATCGAGAAAGTGATTGGTAAGCAATCGAAATCGGGTGCGCCGATACTAATCACAGTATGGCTTGACAACATTATATCGATAGGCGGTTGACGGAAGTCACCGCTTTTCTTTTTGGGGGATACGGCACGGTGGTATTCCGCCGCCGAAAAAACTTTTATAAAAATAAAAAAACTTTATAAAACCTATTGACAACCATTTAGTATTGTGATACAATTAAGACAATCTAAAACAAAGGAGTAACAACCATGAAAAATTTGAGCAAACTTTACGACAAAATCGAAGCAATCAATGATAGCCTTGATGAGCTTATCGGAGAGCTTGAAGAAAAAAGAGATGCAATCGAAGAGAACGCAATCGACAGAGACAGAAATATGACCGAAAAAGAGAAAGAACGCTATTACGAGATTGACGAACAAATCAATGCAATCGAAGAATGCAAGGATAACCTTGAATACGCAATGGGCGCAATCGAAGAGTATTGCGAATAATATTAAGCAAAAGGAGAAAGCCATGACCATTTATGTAGTATTAACCACAGAAACAGACGGAACGAGCGACACCACCATTAACGCATTTGCGACGGAAGCGAGAGCGAGAGCGTTTTTTGAGACGGAGAAAAGAACGTATATTAACGATTTTGGGTGCGGGAACAATGGCGTTATCGAAGACAACAACGACCATTTGTTCTACTGGGCATCGGAAGAGGGATTCAACGACCAAACGATAGAAATCGAACTCAGAGCGGTAACGGTTCTGCAATAAAGAAATGAGAACGGCGAATAAAAGCCGTTTTCTTTTTATATAAGTTACCGTGCTAACCCTCTTTACAGGGCGGCGGCTTTGTGGTATAATGCTTACATTAAACATCAGGATACAGGAATGGCAAAGACAGCAAAAGACATATTATACGAAATCGCAACGCAGAAGTTCAAAGACGAGATGGCAGTGGCGGCAATCAAGTACGACATAATTCAGGAGTGCATCAAAACAGAGCGCAGAAAGAGCATAACAACGAGCTGGGTGACATGGCTTATATTCATGTTCATAACAGCAGGGTTGGGTGCGCTTGTATTGTTGAAGTCGGGCATAATTAAGCATGCAGAAATAATGTATGGTGTGTTGGGGGTAATCACAATTATAATCAGCATCTGGGCTATAACGACGACATACAGTGCGTGCAAGGAGCATGACAGCGACATGGCTAATCTCAATAAGGCATACAGGGAAAGAGTTCACGAAATCATGCGTGACCATGCAAAAGAGTTCTTAGCGATAATCGGGACATACTCAGAAACCGAATGTAAGCGACAGCAAGAACGCTTTGACCTCGAAGTCGAATAAGTTATCGGGTTAACCCCTAACCGTGCTTAAATCGCGTTTGGTGGCTTCTGAACAAATCTTCAAAAAATCTAAAATATTTTTGTTAAACCTATTGACAACGATTTACAATGGTGGTATAATCCTAAGTGTAAAGAGGTTGAGAAACAGCCTCGTAGCGAAGGAGATACCATTATGACACAAGAACAAAAACAAAAAGCAATCGAAGAAATCCTTGACAATCTCAGCGGCGATGCACTCGTAGACGTAAACAACGCATATCAAGAGTGTGTGAATGGTGATAAATACATCTATTCAACAGACGACTTTGACGAGCTTATGAACGGAGAAACCCCAAGCGAAATCGCAAGCAGAGTTGCGTTCGGCGACTATAACCCTTTCCATAAGTGGTTCTGGTTCAACGGTTACGGCAACATCGTATCGGGCGATTATCCCGACAGAGCAGATGGTTGGTTCGCTTCTGATATCGCAGAATACGCAGTCGAAAACGATGAGGATTTTGGCAGAAGCGACATCATGGATATTCTCGACGAAGACGAAGACGAAGCGGAGGCATAAAGCCCCCGCTTTTTTTCTACCCTGTTAGCACGGTGGCAATCGGAGCGGCAACTTTTACCCCCGAACAGGGGTAAAAATAAAAAAATCAAAAAAAATCAAAAAAACAACAAAAAAGTAGTTGACAAATATTTTGTATGGTATTACAATGTAAGGGAAGATAAGGGAACGAACGAGTCCTGAAATCGGAAGGAGATAAAACCATGAGAGACATCACTACACAAGCAATCGAACAAGACGACCAAAGCTTTGGCAGCTATATCGTAGACGACAAAGCGGCTGAAACGCTTTACGGCGCAATCCTAATGCAGTCCGTCAAAGACCTTTACAACTTTTCGTATGACCTCGCAAAAGAGCTTAAAAAGACGAATCGTAGCGGGCGCAAGATAGGAGAGCTTAAACGCAATCTCGAAGACCTTGACGAATTCTTTGACTCGAAGCTTTACAGAATGCACACAGAGACACCGAAATCGGTATGGTACGAATGGGTGCGCAAGAACATTAACAAGCCCCGCCTCAACTTAGACCTTATGTTTAGAGGCATAGGCTGGGCAATCGCAGCAACAGGAAACATTGAGGAGGCATAAAACAATGATTATCAACGTAAGCTATGATGAACAAACAAAAGTCAATGTCAGATACGAAATCGACATAGAAACAGGAAACGCAACAGTCACCCGCTATTCACCCAAGACAGGCGAATGGATAGAGAGGTTCGGACACAACCACCCCAAAGCCATAAAATGCTTTAATGCTTTTGTGGGCGTAGGCGATACCGAGACCGAAATCGAAGACCTCGCATACAAGCTTGCGACAGGCGCAATATTTTAAGAACGGCGGCGGCGGGATAAAATTCCCGCCGTCTTCTTTTCTGCTCATAGCACGGTGGCAGATAAAAAACCTGAAACTTTTTTGATAAACTTTATAAAAACCTATTGACAAGTGTTTGCTATTGTGATATAATCATAAATGTAAAGAGGTTGAGAAAACCTCGTGATAACCAAAGGAGATACCATTATGACCGAAATCACAGCAACCTATGGCACCAAAGAAGTCCCGCTCGTTTATTTGACGACCTTCCACAAGCTCGCGCCCCTTATTGAGTTTGTGTTGAAGAAATACGACGGCAAGAAATGCGGTGAAAAGACGCTTGAAAAAATCAATAAGGAATTCAATGGTTATGTCGGCGACAGCTGCAAAATCGAATTCGGACGTTGTGTGCGTTGGATTAAGAACAAGAACGGCAAAGATAGAGCCGTCTGCCCCGCTTCCGTTTGTGTTGGATTGTACGATACGAACAGCAAAGGACAAAGATATGTATCGAGAGCGTTTTCAATTTGGAACGGATACGCAGAATTTGACTCAATGCTTGACGAGGACAATCGAGTTGTAGCACCACAAGAAGACCATTTGTACTTTGGGAAATGGAACTTTGAAAACCAAGTAGTCGAAGAATACGAAGACTAAGAACGAGAACGGCGCAATGCCGTTCTTTTCTTATACCCTTTTAGCACGGTGGTATACCGCCTGAAAATATTTGCGAAACAATTTTGTTAAACATATTGACAAGCGTTTTTTATTATGGTATAATTAAGACAATCTAAAACAAAGGAGATATCACAATGAAACAAATCAGAATCAGCGACGACCTCGATGTCGTTGTCAGCGAACCACAAGATAATACCGAAACCGAATTCAACTATCTTGTAAAACAAGGCAAAAACAGTTATAGCAAGGTTTTAAGACCGCTTGACGAATACGGCTGTTTTATCTGGGTAAACGGCATATACGTCGATTATATCGACAAAGACGTATTCGACGACGACGACTTTGAAAAATATGTTATCGACGTTATCAAAAAATGCAAGACCATTGAAGAGGTTTTCGATTGCATCGGAGTCGATTATTGCAAGGCAAGCAAGAACATATACGACCTCGTAGAAGAACTCGCAAGCAGTGACGCATTTACTAACGACGATATAGAAGCAATGCAGGAACTGTCCGAACAAGAGCTGAAAGAGTTTATTTTGGCACACACAAACTTTTTCTATACGAAATTCGGCGCATACCATGTCCTGTCCGTATAAAAGAGAGGTGATATTATGACTGACAAAGAGATACAAGCCCTGAAATATGACAGAATCAGAAGAAAAAATCGTCCTCGGCTCCTGGACGAATTGCATTGTCGGGAAATGATAAACTCGATTATCGCATACGGCGAAGAATCCGACCTCGAAAGAGGCTCGTATAAGTACGAGGCATATATCGAAGAGTACGAGACCAAACTCGGACTCGAACGCGTAAACGAGCTTATCGCGGAACAAATCGCGGATATCAAAAAACGCGCGAAAGTCGTTCAGATAATCGGCGACAGCGGCAATATCGAATTCGCTTCGATTGCGTGGCAAAATTAAAATCAAAGGCGGCGGAACAAAATCCGTCGCCTTTTTCGATATGTTTTTAGCACGGTGCATAATGTATAAAAAATGTATAAAAATTGTTTGGGTGATTTTCGCTAACCCCATTTACAACGATTTGCTATTGTGGTATAATTTAAGTACAAATAAAACCAAAGGAGAACATCACTATGTTCGAACTAAATGAAATCATTGCAGCAAAAGACCTCGGACTTTACAGAGGGCGCAGAAACGTCCTTGAAATGAAGAAGTCAGCCGACGGCACAGAAACGTTCAAATTCACGATTACCAAGTACGAGACCGACACCGACGACAACCCCGAAATCACGTTAATCGGAACGAGTTCGACCGATTTTAGAAACGCGTACAACATGTGGCAATCGCTCTTGGACATCTTCTACTGCGGTCACGCGAGAGGATTCGAGTTCGCGGAAAGCCTGAGATAAGCACAATCGCGAAATGAGAACGGCGGCGGCAATACTATTATTTGCCGTCGTTTTTCTTTTCTCGAATTTAGCACGGTTAGATATACGGAATCGTACTTGCCTGTAACTTGCTGCATGCTTAGCACGGTAACATATCCCCCGATTTTATCCCGATTATTTTCGTTAACCCCCTTTACAGCGGCGGGCTTGGGTGGTATAATATTAGTATAATAAAGATACAAGGGAGGAGCTACTACTATGGCTCAAAAAAGCGACAACATCCTGGTTCGATTCAAGAACCGCGACGGGTACATCGAACACACAAAATCAATCTATTACGGACTCATAACCGACCCCACCGTCATCGACATTATCGACGCGGAAACGGGCGAGGTCTTGTTCTGCCGCGACGAGTGCATGGCTCGCGTCGTATTCATCTAAGCATTGCTCACCATTCATTGGCATATCTCCTAAAAAGGAAAGCGGTCGTCCACGAGGGCGGCTGTTTTCTTTTATGGGATAAGCACGGCACGGGCTGGAAAACGCGTCGGGGAGGGGCACGGTGGAGAATGTATAATTATACATAAATACTGCATAAATATACATTTGTAGACGTTTTGTAGATATAAATTTTCGCTCCTAACCCCCTTTACAGCCGCCGCCTTTTGTGTTATAATGTATATACAATCGCGATAGGGACCCACTTTTCACCTCCCACGAAACGTCACCAACCCCGTCCCTGTCGCGATTCCTCCCCCTATATCACTATGACCCCATACTCGGCTTCAGTTGTTGTTGTCACTTCGGCGGCGGGACAAAAAAAATACATACAAACTCAAAACAATCCCCAAAAAGAATAGGTAAAACATAAAAAACTCCACCCCGCCGACTAACAGCAGCAGCAACTGTCGCCATTAGAGAGTGTATCACAAAATACGCTCTCTTTTTTTATGCAGAAGAAGCACGGTACCCCCTATATACTGCCCCCCATGAGCACGGTACCCCTCCGCACCCTATACGAGCACGGTATCGGAAAATGAAAGAACGGCATTTAGCCGTTCTTCCTGTCGAAGATGTTGTCTATCATCCCCTGCGTATTCGTCCCGCCGCCGTCTGCATTCGAGTACGCTTCCGTTCGCGCCTTACGAGCCGATTCCAAAAACTCTTTCTCCGCTTCCCGCTCTTCTGCGCTCAACGTGTCTCCATACAACTTGTTCAAGTACATATCCGTCGATATCTCTTCCATGTCGTATGCTTTCCCCAACGCTTCCAACTTGTTCTCGAAGCTGTCGTCCGCAAACTCATTAAACTTTACCGAGATATCATACGCATGTACGCTCACTGCGCCCGTATCCATAAACTCTTTCGCCATCAGCATCTGTTCCATAAGCGAACGCAGTATCCGCTCTTCCCCGCGGATAAGTGCGTTTCGTGTGAATATCGTCACCTTTTCTTTCTCTCTCTGGGCGGCGGCATTGTCTTTCTTCGCTATGTCGATTCCCAATGTCGCGGGCGACAATATTCCGTTCAGTATCTGCAACAATAGCTGTACGGCGTGGTCACTGTATCGGCTGAACTCTACGTTCGGTTGCGTTACTTGTACAGGCTGTCCTGTTGCCAAGCCGTCACCGTTCTTCTGACCTTTCATCATTACATACTTTCGGTCATATGCTTGCGGCTTCTTCGGCAATCCGTTCTTGTCCCTGTCCAAATACTCTTCGTCGATGTATTCTATCGGCGTCGACAACCTCACCGCATTCGACGACTGCGACAATGCCTGGTCCAAGTCGTCAAACAAGTCTATTTTCCCTGTGAATATGCTTCGTCCATATCCCCACTGACGACTCGTGTTGCCCAACAATACACACGGCACTGCAAACAACTTGTCAAACGGTCCGATTTCTATCCGCTCTTCTACCGAATCCAGCGCAGAGACTGTCTTTAAATCCACTTTCTTCAGGGGCGTATCGTCGTCAGTCGCCGCCATGTTCATCGGCAATTCGTACAACTCGTTCGTGATGACCAATATCCTTTCGCCCTCACATGCGCGCGCGGGAGACTCCTCGTTCGGTCTCCACTCGATACTCCTCGTCTCCAACAACAAGTATCTCTTCTTATCGCTCGTGTAATAGTTCTTGAATACTATCCCTATTATCTTGCCGCCCTTGTATATGAAGTCGACGTTCTCTGCCGATACGTACTCCACACTCGGATAGTCGCTCACGTCTTTGTCCCAGTTTATTTTCCAGCATCCCCAGCCTTCTACCAGGGTCAGCGGCAACTGCTCGTCTTTGTACACTTGCTCTAATCCGCTCTCCCTCACGACCGCTTGCAGATTATTCGTGTTCTCGCCCGCCGATATCAACGGAAACGGCATTATGTTCACTAACGTGTCCACTATGTTCCGAGGCTGTCCGCTGTGCGTCCGCTTTATCTGCGCTTCCGTACTCGATATCGCCCAAAAATAGTTCTTCTTGTTCCGCATGTAAAACGGCTCGTAGTTGAACCCTATGTAGTTCTCTCGCGTGTAAAAGTTCAACAACTCGTCTCCGTCTCCGTCATACCACACGTCGTACTCTTTCAACTTCATCCGTCCCAACTTCTCGTTGTCGTTTATGAACGTCGTCCTGTCGTCGTCTGGTCGCTTCGTCTTCAATACCGAACCCGCTACGCCTCGTATACGCGCGCGCATCCTTTCTAATATCGTCATTTATTTGTCTCCTTTTTTATATTTGGATAACTTCCTTTCTATACTATCTTCGTATAGTTGTTTTTTATATTCTTCGTTGGCGGCGGCACTCGCTTCTCCCTCATAAGGCAAGCACAATAATGCTCGCTCGCCTGCGTCCTCGCCGAACTGTTCTCGAAACTGTTCACGCAAATATGCGTCATATTCGACAAGCTTAAGCGGAATCCCGAATTGTAACCCTTTATTGTTCTTCACCATCTCGAAAAACTTCTCGTCGAGATAACTCCATTTCTTCAACCATCTCAGCTGCGGTTCGTGTTCGCACTCGGAACAAAAATCTGCCCAGTCAGCATATCGCTTCCTAAGATTCGTTTCAGCGGGGAACACAAAACAATACGGTTTTCCTGTGAAACGTGGTTGGTCGTTTCTTGGTCTGTATGTTACTAAAAATTTACCAGCAGTTACAGTCAAAAACGTCTTGTCGCCTGCTGGTGTTGCATGGTCGTAAAGAAGTTTTTCATCCGTTCTGACCATAGTGCGCGCGTGGAAGGTATCCACCGTTTTGTCCGCTGCCAAAACAGCCTGAGCGATATTGAGTTCGCCCAACATAAAAATCGCCTCCATATATTGATAAGAGAAGTATAACACAGCAGCAAATAGATGTCAAGGGGCGGTAGCAAAAAAGGGGCGAAAGCGGGTCGGGGGAGCGCCGAAAAGCGGGGCGAAAGTATAGCAATACTAAACCGAAAGTATAGTGGTGCCAAACCGAAAAGATGGGCATAAAAAAGGCTCCAGTTGCGAGTAAAAGACTTAAGAAGAACGATTACTGCCAGTGGAGCAATATTTCGATTATAGTGGGTTAGAATGCGAAAAAGCTTAGTTATTAGTCGTCGGATTTGAGGTCGTTTTTGATAGTGATATTGATAGGTTTAGAGCCGTCGTTGTCGAGGAGTTGAGCGTAGTGGTTTTTAGCGATAGCGACGGCGGTAGCGTTGCCTGATTTAGCGAGTCTATCGATAGTTTTGCGAGCGACTATTTTAGAGATAGTACGAAGCATGGAATAGGTATCGCGGTAATTTTTGCCGTAGAGGACTTTGCAGAAGATATCGAGTTGTTCGATGGGGGTATCGAGAGCGATGGGGATATCTTCGAAGTCAGCCCAAGAATCGATGAGGTTTTCGAAAGTATCTTTGTCGAAGAAAAAGCCTTCCACACGCATATTAGCGCGTTCGCCTTTAAGAACGTCGTCGTAAGAGATGACGCGTTCGACAGAAGCGCCGCTTGGGGTATGAGGCGTATCGGCGAGGAACGCCTTCGGGAGCGGATTTTTTTTAGGAGCGGGAGAGCCGCTTGATTGGAGGTTATTTTTTCTTGAAGGCATAAAGACATTACCTCATAGCGATATCATATTCTGGGGATATGTTAACACACAAAAGGTGGGATGTCAATAGGGTGGGTGAAAAAAATTATTTTTTAGGGTTTTGGGCGATGATATTTTTATTAAATTTAGTGACAGAGGGTTGGAGGACGAGTTTGAGGTAGCCGCGTTTATGATAATAGAGGCGGTTGATGGTAGTGGAGGAGATAGAGAAGTTATCGAGAATGAAGTCGATGAAGGGATTGGTAGCAACAAAGCGAAGACTTTGCTGTCTTACGAGTTCGGATAGAGAGAAGTTTTTATTTGCTTTCGATTTTGAATCCGAGATAGCGGACAGGAGCGATTCGGGTTCAAAGGAAAAAGACTGGGAGCCGAAAGAGGGGGGACCAGGGAAAGAGATGACGATGAGCGAATTGGGGTTATTAGTGAGAGGGCAGGCGATGCGAGGGAGACGGGACGAATCGAACACGCGGATGGAGTAGAAGAGTTTACGGCGAAGAAGGGAAGAAGGGGAACCGCCGCAAAGACGGTTTCCATTTATATCTTCATCTTCAGCATCGCAATCAATCTCGACGGCGTTACAGCCGAAGTAGCGGAGCATAGCGAAGAGGTCTTTAGATGAAACTGGTGGGATTTTATAGTTTGATTTCATGAGGAGATTATAACACAGATGGGAGGGGTTTGTAAAGGGGGTTAGGATGTTTCACAAAAAGACTGTAGTAAGAAAAGGTGCGCCAAAAGAAGCAAAAGAACAGAAGAAAGAAAAAGGTGTACGAAGTACACCTGAAAAGAAAGAAGAGAAGAAAAGTGCTAAACGTACTTGACAAAAAGACGGTTTATATACTACGTATATAACGATTTTGTATAAAGCAACAACTTCCCAGAACTTTTTGAGTATTAGCCTAAGGTATTCGTATATATTATTTCGTATATATATTAAAATATATATACTCATAAATATACTCATACCATTAGGCGTAGGGTGGAAAATCGTAAAAAAATCTGCCAAAAAACATATAAATAAAATTGGGAGCGAGGTGAACGAAAAAAAACTCCTTCGCGCGCGGACGCCGTAAAAAAGTCGAAAGATAATAAAAATATAAATATATAGGTATGTTGCAGAGCAACATACATGCGAAGCATATATATTTATATTTTAATTATGAACTCAAAAAGTTCTGGGAGATTGTGGTTTTTGGGAACGGATTTAGCCCGCTTAAAATTTCCCCCCTTAGGGGGAAATTCGGGACACGAATCGTATTTGAGAAAGGGAGAATTTCTTCTTTTTGAGGCGATACTACGTATCGCCGTTTTTCTTCTAATGAGAGAATGAGTTCTTTTGGGGTGGAGGGGTGGTTTTCTTAAAAAAGTGGTCGAAATTGGTAAACAAGTCAACTATTGAGGCATAAAAAATACCCACTTTTCTTTAATTTTCTTTTTATCCTGCTACGCAGGATTTTTCTTTTGTTTCTTTTGTAGGGATTCTTTTTCTACGATTTCTTTTTCTTGCTGGTACACGAAAGGTGTTTTTTTGACGACTTACGAAACATTTGTACGAAAAGCCACAGCCGCGAAAAATAAGGAAGAGGGGGAGAAGGGGAAAGAGGAAGAGGGTGGAAAAGAAAAGAGTGGATGTTAAGGAAACAAGAAACCTTGCAAAGAATAAAGGAAGAGAAAAGAAAGACGGACGAAAAAACGGCACCCGCATCGTCATCTTGACGACCGCGAGAGCGTCGGGATGACGATTACAGGCACCGAAGTTTCAGTTCGGACCGATAGCAACAATGAAAGAGTAGCGCGTCGTCGTCAGCAACAGCAGCCGCTGTCGACGATATCCTGCATTTGTTGGATTATATCCTCGTATCGGGCGCAGTAGATGAGGCGGGCGAGGCGGAAGGAATAGAGTCCGAAGACGACGACGGCGGCAGCGGGATAGGCATAGAAGCTGAAGCGAGAGAGGTCGGCAGCGGAGCCACAATCGGGAACGGTTCCTTTTTTAACGCAATCGACGACGAAGTTAGGGAAGACCTTGCGTTGCTTAGGTGGAAGGTCGAGATAGGGTTTGATGCAGGCGAGGGGGACGCGGACGGATTCGGAAGAAGAAAGACCGAAATAGAGTTGTAGGAATTTCGGGAGCGGAAATAGTTCGATATTGTCGTCGAGTTCGATAGCGTAAGCGACAAGGATTTTATTGAGGTAGGCGCATCTGGCGTTGAGGGCGTCCTGATAAGTAGGGAAAGCGGAGCCGAGGTTGATTCGGACTCCGAAGACGTCGACGTAGGCTTTATATTTTTTCTTTGTTTGGTCGAAGCAGATACCGACAGGACCCTTCTGCCCATATTTGCCCGCAGGACAAACAGTACCGCAATTTTCGACATTTTCGTTAAAAATTTCGTTTTTGTTCATAAGTTCACCTCGAAAATAGTTCGCATTATAGCGTTTGAGCGTCTGTAATAGCCCAAAAACACGAATTAAGGGCGAAACCGAATAAGTTATCGACCTCGCCCTCAACATAGCCTTAAAATCGATTACAGTATGTCATCTCTCTTTTTTGGCGGACGACCGACCTTGCCGCCGTTCACATAGACCTTGTGTAGAATCTGATATACACGTTGACGAGTGACTTTGTATTTGTCTGCGATTTGTTGATACGTATAGCCCTCAAGATACAAGTTGCGCATCTCGTCGGCATACGGCGCCGATTTTGAGAGCATAAGCATTGCGGTCTTGACTTCGTATTCGGGGCTGTCTTTGGGAATGCGGGTGAGCTTGTTGTGAGGCTCGTCCACAGACAAGTATTCGAGTCCGACGCGAGTACGAGAGCGGGCAGTACAGTTTCTGCACAAGCCCTTAGCATAGACAACGGGGTGTCCGCAATAGGAACAGACCTCGATGCCGTATTTTGCATAGTCGAAATCGGTGAGGGCGCCGTACTCTTTTACACAGGAACGGCGGGTAGTGCGAGAATCCTTTTGGAAGGGTGCCGTAAGATATTTACACATAAGCAAATCGCTTTGCGAAATAAGGGCTGGCGCCGATTCGTCGTTACACCTTACGAGATATTCGGGTTCGGCATCATCGGCGTCATCGGATTTCTTCCCTACGACATACAAAAGCCCGAATCTATGTCCGATAATATCTTCGTCGGGGATGGCGAGTGTCGCAAAAAAATGTCTTATTTTTTCGTCTTTTATCATTTCTCGGTTTTGCCTCCTTTGACACGCCTGTAGGAGCGAGCGCAGAGCGTACCCGAAACGCGTTCGTCTTGGGTCGCGTCGCAGTGGTATCCGTCTCCGACGGAATGTACGCAACCTTTGCAATAATACATCATTCCCGACTGGTCGCAAGAGGTAGAGATGCTACGCATCCACTTCTCGCCGTCAAGACGGGCTTGTAGTTGTTTGAGTGTTTCTTTTTTTGAGTTGTTTGCCATAAAATTCATCTCCTTTTTAGTCCCAAAAACAAGAGCTTTTATCGACGACAGTCTTCTCCGTTTTCGTTTCTTTTTGGGAAGACGATGTTCGATAAGCGCCGTATTTTTTCTTTTCGTTGGACGTAAGTGTGGTTCGTTCTGTATACATGGGGGAAGTTGCTTTTTCCCAGTCGATAGGGGAACGGGTGATGTTGACGGCGCGTCCGTCGACAACCCATTTTTCTTCGAGACCAGAATAGCTTGTTCCGCATTTTGCGCCCTTGAGCGCCTCAAGTCTTTTTATTGCTTCGTCCATAGCTGCTTAGTCCTCGTTCTTTGATTCCCAGTAGATAATATTGAAGAGTGCGAAACCGAGAGAGGGTTCGACAAGGATTTGGGCTACGTTTCTGTATCCGACCTTTTGCAAAGTGGCTTCGAGGTCCTTATTTTCTACACGTTTGACGCGGATGGTAGGCGGCTTGCGGAGTCGGACACAAACGGCAGCGTCGCTCTCTTGTTCGACAAGTGTATCGTTATCTTCGACATCATCGGCAGCCGTCGAATCGTCAACTGCATTGTCAACCGAATCGTCAACTGATTTTATTTTTTCGTCAACCGAATCGTTAACTTTTGTATTCTTTTTTGTTGCCATAAAAATTACCTCTTGATTTTATTTTATTTTTGAAATTTTCTCGATTGAGCTGGTTAGATTCACGATATCGCTCTCAACGAGAAGTTTTGCGACGGACTTGAGTGTCTCGATTGAGACAGCGGGAGTGTCCGTAATCATGCGTAGAGTATTTTGGACACAAAGCACATTCGTATTCAAAATCTCTACGAGTTTCCATTTCTGGATGTCGATGTCTCGGTCTTGGTTCATTTTTTATTACCACCTCCATATGAACGTTGAATGACTCTGTGAACATACGCAGCTTTGTCGTATTTTTCTGCGCGTTCGTTAGCGAGAGCGGTTGCGCGTTTTTGCTTAAACTCGGCATAGCCCGAACACGAAGCGTGGCAGGAAAGGTGGCGAGAGGTGCAGCCCTTGCAAGGGCAATCAGATTTCAGCATCATTTTTCACCTCCGCTTGTTTGCACTCGTCGCAACGAATATACCCCCAATCGTCATCTCCGACATTGCCATACGAAGTTAATTCTCGGTCAAAAAGTTTGCACGTGTTGCCATATCTATGCATACAGTACCTGCAACTTGGCACTTCGACTTCGATTTCAACCTTTATCTTAACCATTTTCTACCTCCTTAATAAGTTTGTCGGTTATTGCGTTCATCGTTTTAACATAGTTTTCAAACGAATAGCAAGTAGAATGTTCATACTTCTTTCTCCTGCAATTCTTTGACTAAAATAATTTCTAATGTATCGTCGTTTGGTGTAAAATGCCTATCGTATCTACCCGATTCTCCGTCCTCTTCGTAACAATATGTTGTTGCAAAGTCTTCACAAATAGTTGTAACTGTTGCGAAATATACTCTATTACATATGCCGATTGAATCATCAATGTAATATAGATTTCCGTTTTCATCAACTTTTGCGTTGTTTATAAGTTTAATAAACTCTTCCTTTGTCATTTTTCAATATCCTTAATAAATTCGTCGATGTCATTGATTGCATCCTCTGCAAGATAATAACCACCACCATCTGAATTGAAATAAGTGTCTATTGCGTTTTCAATACGTTCTCTTAACTCGCGCAATATATTGATTTTTGCTCGTCTTATATCCTTTTCGACTTGCTTTCTGCCTTCGTTAAATCCGTTGGTGAATGCTTTCGCCACGCCGTCTCTCAAAACATTATTTTTCGCTTTTAACTGCTCAATCTCAGCTTTGCACTCGGAAATGTTACCATAACATTTATCGAAAAGAACTTCCGCTATTTGTAGTCCTTGTTCAGTTTTCATCACAAATCTCCTTATAATGATTGCATCCATCTCTTAAACAAAAATTCACAGTTAAGGCATTGAAACGTTCTTTTGTGAAATCTTTTTGACCGCGAAGATATTTTTCGCGAAGATTCCAGTAACAGATTTGATAATATTCCTCATTGTGTTCGGGGAAGCGCTCTTTGCCAGAAGCGGTGACGCCTGCAAAATAGGTATCATATTTGTCCATTGAGCGAATAGCGATACTGCGGTTGCGCATTTCTTTTATAACAGCGTCCGAATACGTTTTCAAATACGACTTCGGGTACTTATATATATAATTGATAAGTATGTGATTCGGCTCGTCTTTGTAGATTGAATTAAGTTCTCGCCATTGAGCCACGAGCTGAGATTGAGGTATGCGCGGCAATATATCGATATGCCAAAGTCTCATATTTTATTCTCCTTGTGTTTTATCTTATTGACAAAATATATTATATCAAAATACAAAAGCCTTGTCAAGTAGGTTAAACAACAAGGCTTCCGTAATTGATTTTAGAAAAAGCGTTATATCAGCAGACCGTTGTTAGTACACTGGAATGTGACTTGACTAATATCGGTGACAAATTTTCGTTTTTGTGCTTCTCCATAGCTTGTTGCTAAATTTGTTTCTATGACAATGACTCCATTGTCGTAAATGCGGTAAGAATCAACATGAATCCAACCTGAAACGGCATAAGGAAGTTTCGCATAGATTTCGCTATATCCGTTCCCCACATATTCTTCGAGAACAACAGCTGGTTCTTTATTATTCGAATCACAGCCACTCAAACACACAGCGAGACCGGCAACGATGACGAGCGCGAGCGCGATTGATATGATAAGTTTCTTTTTCATAATCGTTTCTCCTTTTTTATTCGATGTAATCGAGCTTCGTTTTTATATCGCTCGGTATGTTGTCTTTCCATACATAACTGTTTTTTAGGATATAGTTGTTGTATGTATTTGCCGTATTGTTTGCTCGAATTTTAGCGTTATTTGCCAACTCGACTTGTGATTTATCGGCGCTATCTTTATATTGTTCGTAAATAAGCTTATCTTGATTATAGCTCGAAATCATTGCTCTGCAAGTATTTTCGACCTCTTTTCGTGTTTCATAAGAAGAACTGTCGTCGGCTTTATGCAGAGATTCTTTCCATTTGTTTATAATCGTTCTGCCAAGCGGTGTCGCACTGAAGAAGATGGAAACACCTATGATTGCGATAATGAGTATTACTACAAGTGTTATTAGTATTGCGTTTTTCATTTTTTAACCCTCCGTTTTTAAAATAGGCTCGTCAACTGTGAACGGTATATCGCTATACAGGAAATCACCCGTCCACTCGATATATTTCCCGTCTGTTGTGAAGAAGAAGATACCGCTTACGTTTGAGCCATAACAACCGTCAATGCCTGCGATTTCAACAATCTCATAATTCCAGTCGCCATTTTGTTCCACACGTTGAAGCCACTCGGCGGGGAACAAGTAACTGTTCAAGCTCGAAACCTTGCCGTCCACAACGAATCTGCCGACAACAGCGCCGCTCTGAGAGAAAAAGTACAATATATCCGAGCGGTCTTGTTACTGGGCAAGGCAATGTCATTGCTTTTTCACGTTGTCCGTTCACCCAGTATGCGCGTCTAATCACGTTATAGCGTTCAAGACTGTAGTCGAGGTCGGTTGGTGCGGGTTGATTCGCAACGATATTTGCGCCAGAGTTCATTGCGTTATTTACGCCCTCGTTTAACTTTTTGTTAGCGGATTTGTTGGTATCGCAAGCCACGAGTGTAAGAAGTGCTATTACGATAAGTAATGTTGCTACAATAATAAGTTTTTGGATTCTTTTCATATACCTCTCCTTGTTTGTGTTTTTACTCCCTATAATCGTCATAGATTTCAATCGTGTATTCACACTCGTCGTCTTTTTTATCGTTTTCACCAAACTGTGCCTTTTTGTAAATTATTATTTCGTCGCAGTCAAGTGACAACAGTTCGTCAAGGTCGCGAATCTCTATTGTTGTTTCGGGTGTGCCAGCGGTGTCTAACTTCACTTTGTCTTTTAATTGCGGGTAGCCCTCTACAAGTAGTTTCGCGTGCGCTTTTCCAAGCCCAATCGCCCACCTAATTTCGGACGCTGTTATCCTAAATTTCATTGTTCTATCTCCTCTATATAAAGTACATTGTCCATATTTATGTATATCATTTTCCCAGATATATCGCAAATATATGCGAACAAAGGGAGATTTGACAGTTTGAATATCTTTACAATTTCATCGCTACCAATTGTATACCTTTCGGCAATTAGGTCTTTAAGTTGTCCCAAATTATATTCGGTACTACTTTTAATTGTAACTCCATCTTTCATATAAAATTTCAACATTCTTTATTTCTCCTTTTTAATGAATATGCGGTATTTATCAAGCCCTGCAATTTTGTTAGCCCAGCTCTCGGTGTAAAATTCGTAGTAGGTCTTGTTGTGCTTCGTTCTATATTTGTCGCCGAATGCTGCCCAGCAAAGAGACGGAATGCCTATGACAAACAAATAGAGCGGTCCGAGAATTAGGCTTTGAATTGTGTGCCCGTATTCGTGAGCTGCAAGCGTTTCATCTTTGTCGTTGTCCAAAAATATAAACATACCGAGTGAAACCGAGCCATATTTGTTGTCCCATTTTGTCTCGATGGCGTTCTTGTATTTCTTGTTTTTGCATTTTGCTATTTTGCACCCGATAAACATCAATAGACCAACGAAGTTTTGCGGGAAACCCCACGTCCATTGAATAAGTATGTATAAAAATCTTTTCATTGTGTCACCTTTGAAATTGTTGTACTCGGATTCGGGTTCGTATATTGTCCAGATGTAGGTGTGTTTGTCCCAAGCCAGTTTGTTCTGCCGTATTCTGATGGACTACAGAACGGACAGTATTTTTGGTGTGGGGCGAGGATTGCTCCGCACTTCGGACACTGCCAGCCTTGTTGGATAAATTGCGGTGCAGGAATGTTGCACGCCGTTGTTTTGTGGGCGGTTTCTGTACTCTTATTCGCAGGTATAGCGTTAGCTGTACTCTTGTCGTCTGCGGGCATAACGTTAGCTGTACCAGCGACTGCTTCCCTAAGCTTTACAATAGTCTTTCTACATTTTGGACAAATACGATGTTCACCATCGAACGTAAACACTTCTCCACAAATTGTGCATTTTGTGTTTGTTGCGGATATAGGGGGTGTTATGTCGATTGTTGTGATACCTTCTGCGTTCGTGGTTGTAACGCTACCAACACCAGGGTCAGCTTCGTCAATTTTTTGGATATATCCCGAAGTTGCGCGTCCGATTTGATTTTCAAAAGTGATAACGTCACCATGTTTGGTATTGCCTTTTTCGCCGCAGTTTGGGCAAGTCCACTCATAACATTTCGGGTTCGGTGTCAAAATCTTAAACAGGTCTACCTTAACTATTGTGCCGCATTTCGGGCACCTTATAGGTTCAGTTGGTGGTTTGTACATATTTTATTTCTCCTCTATTTTGATTTCGACATATCTGCGTGACGCGATATAGTCGACAAGGTGTACGATTTTTTCCAGTTTCGTTTCAGGTTCGGGCAATTCTATTTGAGAATATTTCGAACTCGTCCACTGCCCCGAATGCGCGGCAACAAGAGGTGCGATTTTTTCTGCGAATTCGGGTTCGCATACGGACCACACGAATTGACTTGCCAGTATCGGATGTTGATGCAGCACATATTCGGACGGGGTATCGTTCATGCCGTATTTGCAACAATCGTGAAGAATGAGAGCTGCGATTACGAGGTCTTTTTCGACGGGTGACAGCTCAAGCATTTTGAGATTAATGATATCAGCGCCGAGTATGGCATCGCGACGAGTATGAAGATAAAGCGTTTCACCTTCTGCGTGATATTTCCCTGTTGAACTCGACATCACGTCATAGAAGTATTTGGGGAAATGCTCGATTGCAAGACGGGTTTGTTCTCGAATATATCGTCCCTGAATGAGTTCGAGTTCTTTCGCGAACGGTCCCGCATATTGCTGTTTTTTGTAAAGGTCAAGTCGATTGTTCATAATTATTCTTCTATTCCTTCATCTATCAAATATTCTTTATAGATTTTATTACCGCATTTCGAGCAGACCGCCAAAACGAGATAATCTTCTCCTTCACCGATTGCGTTATCCCAACATTCTTGATTCGCTTTCGCTTTTAAGATATGACAAGTATCGCGTGTGTTTGTTGTAAGTTTTCCACATATACAGCATTTTACTTTTTTCATCTCAGTCTCCTTTTTTTAACTTCGTCTTTAGAGAACCTTTACGTCCTCAAAATCTTTGTTTGAATTTGGGTTGCAGAGGGCTATCAATACCCCTGTTTTTGTTTTTTATATATTGTATTGCAAATGCTACTTCACACGAAAAAATTGCACTGCGCAATGGGCATTTTGAGCAAGTTTTACAAAAATCTTTCCACGCCTCGTGTATTTCTATAACTTCTTCAACTTCTACTGCTGATAATTTGTGAATATCAATTTGTTCCATCGTCTTGCCTTGTGAATCGATAGTAATCAAAGGCGTATCCTCGCATTTGTAAGTTGCAGTGTGAACGGTAGCTCCACACAATGCACTCAGAGTGGTTTCGATGTCGTCGATAAGAATGCCTTGCTTTTTGATTTCTGCTCTCGTTCCAGGTTTCAAATCCATTACTGTAAGCGGAATTGGTATATCATATCCCAAACTCTGTGCTTGCCACCATATTCCCCTTGCTGCTTCTTTGTTGTGTGTAAGGATTCGGCGACCTGTTTCGGCTGATTCTTGTATTAGTTTCGTTGTTTTTCCAGAGGCGCGACCGCCGAGAATTATTTTCATCCTTCGTTCCATCTCCTTTCTGCTTCTTCTTCGTCTTGTTTTTCCACATCTTGAAAACGCGTTTCCAGCACTCAACGGCATTGTCGCAATTGCATTCGCCCTCGATTCCGCCGCAGTAGTCGAACATGTCTTCGTCGAGCGGTGAATAGTTGCAAGGCGACTCGAAACTGCTTGCAAGGTGTTCTGCGACCATATTCGTAAACTTTCTCATTTTTTTATCGAGTTGGCGTTCGAATTCGGTCTGTGGCGACTTAAAAATCGCGAACGGGATTTTATCGGGAAGAAAATATTTCGTCGGAAGAATTTCAAGCCCGCATATCATCGAAGGCAAGTCGTATCGCGCCATCTGTCCGCCGCCTTGGTCGAGAGATACAGGTACAGATGGGACTTCGCAAACGTTTTCGTTTATCATGATTGTGTTTGCGGATATTTTTTGTCTTATTGCAATCCCTTGTGCTTTTATAATTTTTTTTACGATGTCGTCAAACGTTTTCGCTTCGAAAGCATCGTCTTTTGCTTGCTCGATGTCTTTTTCGGGAATAAACACGCGAAAGTGTTCGTCCTTGGTTGCGTTATACAAGTCGACTTGATACATGTTTATATTGCCGATAAATTCGATTGCTTCTATTTCAATTCTGTCGCCCATTCTCCTTCTCCTTCCATCTGGTCTACGATATACCTACACTGGTCTTCAACGTATTCGAGCCACAATCCGCCGCCGCTTTCAAAATATGAAAATTCTTTTTCTTTTCTATCTCTTGTTTCGGCATCGATTAGACCGTACTCATAAGCCGTATCAAAGTTCCGCCCCCAGAACTTCTTGAATTCGGGTATCCGAAGCTCGTATTCGTTCCCGTTTTTGAGCTTGAATCTGATGTCGTAACGGTCTAAATACGTATGATTTATTGACTCAAATTCGAATGGGACATCTAAACCGAGGAACATTGCCATCTCGATTTCGAGCTTGCATTGCGCAACTTTAGAAAGCTTTGGTTCAAAATGGCGACTGTATTCTTTATAAACGTCTTCGAGATTGTCGAAATTCGTTACTTGTGAAATCGCTCTAAGCTCTTCACCGCATTGTGTCAAAATGCAGCAGTATTCGGCTTTCAATCGTTCAATTTCATTGTATTTCTGTTCCGAAAGTTCTTTGTATTTATAAAAATCTTTTAACATAATCAATATCCTTCCTTTTGGATTCTTTTTTCACAACGTTCCATGAGCCATTCTTTGCCGCAGAAACGGATGTCGCGGATAAACCTCTCATGTGCGGGTCCGAATCCACAATAGCCTGGACCGTATACACACGAAGTTGCATTCTCGTACAATCTTTTCACGAGTCTATCGTGGTCGTGAAGAAACGCGTAAGCGGATTTGTATTCGTCACTGTCTTCGGGATAGTCCAAGAGCGTGTTTTCGAATCCTCCGAGAAGGTCATTTGCGGCGTATTTGATATTGTAAAACGCTTTTTTCTGTCTTTGGTTCATTTCACTAACTTTCATGATTGTCACTCCTTTGTTTTCGACTTTGTACTTAGATTATAGCAAAGCACAAAGCCGTTGTCAAGAGGGTTAGAATGTAAATAATGATATTTGTCCCGTAGCGTCTATATTGTTTAGACGGTCAGAGGCAATCTGCGCCCATTTCGGGTCGATTTCGAATCCGAGATATTGTCGGTTCTGATTCTTTGCTGCGACCAAAGTTGAGCCTGAACCAGCAAAAGCGTCGAATACGATATCGCCTTCGTTCGAGCTGTTTATGATTAAGTTTTCGAGAATGTTTACGGGCTTGCAAGTCGGGTGCCCATATTTCTGTTTGTCTTTGACATTTATAGGCTGTTCGTAATGTGTTTTAGCCGTATCGTATGTTGTGTTGAGTTTCATTGTATCGTGGAAATACAAACAATACTCGGTATCGGTAAGGTATTTACTCCCACACAACGGCATTGCATTCGTTTTATGCCAGCTGATTATATCAAAAAGCGCCCCCTTATAATATTCAAACAATTTCGGTATGAGAAGTTTATTGCACCAGATATAAATGTTGCGCTTTTTCATAATTCGGTCGAGTTCTTTGAGAATCTCGAAGTCGAAAGCGTTTGTGATATCGTTCTCAACAAGATTATCGAACATGCTTCGGATACCTTTTTCTTCCAGCATCCCTCCGCCTGTTGTATGCGGGATATCGTCCGGCGGGTCAATGATAACGAGGTCGATACTCTTATCGGGGATATCTTTTATCGCTTCGTATGAATCGGTATTGTATATGTTGTTTAGTTCGTAGCTCATAATTGCTCCTTTTGCATCAACACAGCCAAGAATCGTCATTGATTCCGTCGTTGTCTATGTTTTCGAGAAGGAATTTTATTTTGCCGATGAGCCAATCGAACATAGCTTGTACAGACGGGTCCGAGCGCTCCGATTCGTCCGTTTTATCGGCTTGCTCAATGAACTCTTCAAGCCGTTGTATGTTCGGGGCAAGAAGCATTGTGCGCTCAAGACTGTCAGGCGCGTATTCGTTTGCTTTATCTTTGAGTTCTTGTACTGCTTTTAACAAGTCTTCATAGGTTGCCATATATTACTCTCCTTTTCTTTTTGCACTCGGCAGCAATGTACTTGCTGTCGTTATTTCCATTCTTCATCAATCTCCATTATTCCCATTTTTTCTGGTCTTGGTTGCGGAATAGACTCGTAGTTAATCTCCACCATTTTACTATTGTCCTTAATTGCATCACGTATGGCAATGCCATCACCTTTTTTACCGTTTAGCTCTTCTTTTTCGAACAGTCCTATGGCAGCAATCATTTCGTGTACATCCAAATCTTTGATTTCAACAATCATACGGCTCGGTTTGTTTTCGACCATGATATGCGCTTCATTCGCCAACACCCTGCCTAATTTTGACACAAACTCGAACTCATTTCTCGCTGTTATCAATGCTTTTCGTTTCATTTCTCAATTCCTCCAACAATTCATGATTGTCGTAAATATTCCCTATGACTTCGACTTCTACCATATCCGAGTTGTCAAAAGGATAAAAAACTGCCACTCCACAATTACAGACATCGTATGTTACACGATGAATTGTGCTATGATATGTTGATTTATATCCCTCTAATCCAGTCGTTACTTTTACAATATCCCCCTCAAAAATCTCGTTGCCATTCTTGTCACAAAGTCCTGTGAATTGCCCGACTGTCTCTCTAACGATTTCGATACAACTGACACCATAAATCCCCGTCATCGTGTCATAGAGTTTGTCTTGCCACTCTAATGAATATTGTTTTGTAATCAAGCCATACACCCAGTCACCGTTTTGATATTGGCTTCGATAGCAAAAACCGTCTATTCTTCC